TCTGCAATCTCCCAGTAGCGTTCTGAGTCATGAAGGGCACGGAAGGCAATGCGATCAAAGGTATCACCTTCTACTGAGGTGTATGTGTAGTACCTTGAGTTACCCCCATATCTACGGGTAGATATGTATGCCCCACTACCATCAGGCGATGATTGTGTGGAATATCGTGATATTGATTGTACAAACGCCATATTAGAGAGTCCAATCCCAGCATCTAGGTGTTAGTGTTTTTTTCTTTAAAATGTCGCTCATGTTTAACTTAACTGACCAATCATGACTCAGATTGCGTTGAAATTGAAATGTCTGTGACATATATTGTCTGCGGTTGTTTCCGTATAAAACTTAATTATCTTTGAAAATGTTGATTTATCAGAACTACCTGGTTTAGAAATAGTTGCAGAAAAATGTACTTCAAAGTCCATAAGTATTTTTGTAGTCCTATAATTATCAGCATGAGAACCTTCTAAATATAATTTGTTGGCAAATATTTCTGACGCACCTGAATCTTTAAACACATTGTTAGGTATATTATCGTGACTCGGTATTTTATTTGTATCATCACTTCCATACCTAGCCCATTTTTTCCATTCTTCAATAGTTGTTGCAGTTGCCTTTACTCCCTCAACATTTAATAAAAGAACATCACGAGATACACTGTACTTTTTAGTCCCTGGCCCTATTTTCTGACCTGATGTTGTTTTCTTTTCAGGGTCAGCATTTGCAAATTCTTTTTCTGTTCCTACAAATTGTCGCCATATTTTAACTTTTGGAGTATGCTCAATTGTTACATCGTATTGCCGGTCAAAGAACAATTTAGAAATACCCTTGTATGGTGCATTTGTTGATCCTGTTCTCATATTTACAAACCCAGCAACTAGCAAAAAGGTACCATAATGTAATATTTCCCAAACATCCTTGTAACCTTTCCACTGTTCCCATGGTTTTAATGTGTTGAATTCTTTGTGCTCATCGGGGTCCCCAAAAGATGCACCTGCAACTAGTTCCCCAAATGCAGGGTGATCTGGATCGCTAGTACCACCAAGTGCTATTTGGTACATTCCCGAATCTTTAATTGCCTTTACAAGTACATCATAATCAGCACCTTTTTTATCTTTAGGTAATGTGTCACCACCACCACCACCACCACCACCAGAGGTTGGCGGTGCGGCTTTTATTTTACCTAGTGCTTGTGTTAGATATGTATCTTTTTTAGCAAAACCAATATACTTTGCTTCAACTGTCACATTAATGGTACACATAGTAGGAACCATTTGAGTACTAAATTTAGTGAAGTTAACAGATGATGATTGAATAAAACCATCAACCATGAACATGGCTGAGAAAACAATACGAACAGGCGTACTAACTAGAAAAGCACTGTTACCCTTAATTGATTTAAACGCATCAGATGCTACTTGTTCTGAAATATAATTAGTATTACCAGATGCACCTGATGAAGAGTCCGCAGGTTCCCAGGTACTAGAAACACTGGTAATTTTAGACAGGGCAGAAATAATATCTTCAGATATACCTTGACCAATAACACTGTCCATAACCATTAGGTCTGCAAGCACACCAATTTGCCCTACATCCTGGGGGCCTGGTGGTTTACCTACATTCTTATCCGCTGGCCTGTCTCTGTAGTTTTTCTTATGATTATTAACTTCCATTTCTCGGTTAAGCATGATATCAAAAGAGAAAGTGGCATTACCAGGAGTTGCTACTGAGAACTGTCCCGGGTCTTGAAATAGTATGTTTGTCATACCACTAGAAAGTGAGACACTACGCATAATACGCTCAGGGTTAAACTGAAAAAAGAAGCGTCGGTTAGGGAGACCTTTTGCTGCACTAGTTGGTACTTCATTTAATAAGCACCGCATAAACCCACGCTGTATTTTACTTGCATTTGGGGGAAATATAAATTCATCTCCGTCAAGACCAATATTTCTACGCCTATCCTGCGCTCCAGGTACGACCGAACCCGGGAACATAAACCTAGGGTTGTCGGAAGTAGTGCGACTGAAACTATTGTGATTTCCAGGGCCAGTAACTCCATTTTCTAAGTTGTACCACTGGTTTGTTGTATAAGACTCATTTGCCCGTGCCATTATGCGTTCCTCATATTCCTTAATCGCATTTCGCGCTCAATAATCATTGTTACCTCACGAGCAATAATCTGTGCGTCAGCCTGCGGATTATCACTTCCGTTTACATTAATAACTGGGGCAATATTAAAAGTTGCACCAGTTGTTAAAGTAGAAACACTCATACCACTACCTCGTGATGAGGTGCGGAGGTCAGGGTCACCTGTATCACTAAATCCTGCATTTATAACTGCCTGACGAGCCGCCTCAGGGTTAGTGCTATATAAAGCGTCTTTACCCTTATATGGACCCCACGCATAGAAGTCTTTACCGCCAGACATTTGGAAGGCGGCTTTCATGTTTATCGCTGGGTCATATAATTCTTCATTACTAGAAAGACCAAATTGCTTAAGTCGTGATGGTCCAAGAGCGCCGATCATGTTGATCTGCATGAGGCCGTACGACAAATCTTTAGTAGAGGCATTAGGGTTATACGACCCCGCATTCCACCTACTCTCACGGTAAGCAATAGCCACTGCTTTAACTAGGTTTTCACCACGGAAACCAGCGTTGTATGCATATCGTGCTACATCTTCACCAGTTAGTTGACCACCAGACTTAGTAGGCATAGTGGATGAACCAACACCACCTCGGCGCCGCGGGCTACCTTTTCCACCACTTAAACCAGTAGAACCAAGAAATCCACTTGCTCGGAACGCAGAGATAGCATCAGCCATGCTCATACCCGCAAAAGATGCAGTAGTTACGCCTGCGTTAGTGGTACCACCACCTCCGTAAGCATCATCAGTGTGTTCAGTTCTTCCAGATGAGACACCTCCTGATGACATTGGCTCACCACCCCAAGGGCGGCCCTGCTTTTCGTATTCAGTACGACCATTAGGAAGTTCCGATGGCTGGACATGCCAAGGCTCCCCCATACTTTCAAAGTGCTTCAAACCAAAGCGGGCGGCATTAGCGGTAACCCAACTCATGTCACCAGTTAAGTCAGCCGCAAGACCAATTTCGTGCATTGAGCGACCAGGAGGAGCGGCTTGAGCACCACTCACATGCTCCCAGTAAGAGCCATCCCATTCCCAGTTCTTTTTACCTTCAGCATCCACAGGGCTAGAGGTCTTACGATAACGCGAGCGGAACATAGTTTCTTGGGCGGCTTTACTACGGTAACCTGTACCCAATCCAACTTTTCCACCAGATGCGGCAATTAGTTGATCCACACGCTGTTGCATGGTGGGGTGCATTTTCCCTGTGACACCTGATGTATTTGGATCACCAGTTTTACCCATTGAGGGTAGATTACGACCAGGACCTGGGTCACCAGCAGGACCATCCATAGCACCACCGAATGCAGTTGCAAGACCACCAAGTATCATTAATGGCACACCAACAGCGGCGCCAACACCAGTGGTAGAAATAGCCGCACCAGCCATCATTGCGGCTGGACCTAATGCCTTAAGTACACCACCAGTCGCCTTTCGCTGAGGCTTGGTTTCAATAGCCTTACCAACAATTCCTGAAAGCCTATCCTCAAGGTCCCCAAATGCCCGTTCAAGGCTTTGAGTTGTCTTTTCAAGTTTGGCAAAGTTGTCCTGTTGACGACCATAGAAATCTTCTTCGCGCCCAGTTTTGACGCGCGTGGTTTCTTCAATCTGTGTAGCGAAGTTGTCTTCAATACCTACAAACTCCCTCTGAGACTTGCTAGAAGGGTCATACATACCCTTGCCACCCTTAGCAGCATACTGCTGGTTTGCCATTGCATATTGGATAACTATGTCTTGAGTGGCAGAGTCAATACCCATATCTGCTAAGCGGGAACGCGTATTACTACCTTGCTGTAAGGCACCGCCAGGGTTTCTGAGATTAGTTAAACCTGATGCTCGCGCTAGGTTTTGGATAACTTCAGTACCACTACGCTGACCACCCCCAGGCATATATAGACTTTGACCAGTCATCATGAACATGCGGTTAGTAGTTTGGGCGCTACCTAAACTAGTAAGCATATTAGTAACACCCTCAGCACCGAGGCTGTATCCCGATAGAGCATTTAAGCCCTCAACAGTGGATGCATTACCAAGAGCACTAATACCAGTAGATGCCTGCATTCCCATTAGGGCATTAATACCGTTAGTACCGAGGCGGTAGTTAGTTAATGGTTGGCGGTAAGCATTACGGACACCAGCATTACTGAGACCAGTAATTTGTTGATACATAACTGACATCTTGTCGGCTGATGATGAATATTCATAACCTCGCGCAATACGCGAATCCATTGCCGCAACACCAGCACCAACCACATTACCAATAGCCATTGCCGCACTCGTGAATGCTCCACCACGACTTTGTTGCATTATCTCCATTGCAGACATGCGGCGATTACCACCACTTGCGGCTGGATCAAGACTGTAGTTAGTGTTACTACTAGTGGTGGATGCTGGACCACTATTAACTAGTACTGGATGACCTTGGCTACCCTGAGCAACACCAGTGGTGACACCCCCAATAGCGCCAACATTAATCCCCTTTAGAGCGGCGGCGGCTTTAGTTCCTTTGGCAGTAATGGCATCTAATGATCTAGCAACACCAGCAAGAGCAACCGACAATGAAGTTGCCTCCCGTGTCATCTTTGCAAGACGACTTCCTCCGCCAGTGATTGGGGTAGGGGTAGCGCCATTTCCTGCTATGTTTGGTTCATTTGGCGGTGCCATGACTACCCTCCATTACTTTGCCACCGTGCTAACTTTCCCCAGAACAGCCGTTCTCTGACGGGCATGTTCTTTACCTCATTTAAAGAAAATCCTTTGTAGACAGTGGCTATGGAGTTGTATTCCCAGTATATATTATCAATATTAACCGAATAAAAGTGAGACCCAGTCAAACATCAATGTAATCTCCTCATTACAGTGTCCGCACGGGGCATTCACCTCCCGAGGACTCGGGCCTACTTTGGCGTTGAATACTGCACTGATAATGGTAGAACGATCTGCAATGCTTAGATTTCGTGCCCATTGTTCTTTATTAGTAACATCAATCTGAGCGCAACGGGCGATCATCATGGTGTTTTGTTGCGCTGTATTTTTACCTGAACGACCAATCTTGGCGCTGTCATCTGAGTTGGGGTGATTCAAGTTAAGTGTTGAACCATCCCTGAGGATAACTTTGATTTGCTTGCGGACTGACTCTTGATCTCCCTCAATTGGGAAGTCAGAGTTCAGGTCAATAAGTAAATCGTTTGATTGATTGCAATGTGGGCACGAAACTTTGAATTCTCGCGTTTCGCCGTATGTAGCGCGAATAACTGCCAAGAATAGTAAGTCACGATCTCCAATAATCAACTCGTTAAGAACTACTGGAGTTTGCTTAATTGAGATATCACCAATTGATACAACAACGCGCTTCAACAAGGCAAGTACATACTCACCATAGTTAGAAGTTGTTCGGGCTTCCATGCTGGAAAGGAATTCTTCATCCTCACCAGTCATCTCCCGGACGATTGCATTTGTAACCCAATCACTTCCTATTTTAATTCCACGAATAAGTTCAACACCCGTATTGGGTGGCTTAGGCATGGTTGGCGCGCTCTCCATAGAGATAGCGTCAAAACTCTGGACATTTGTTGTCATGTAATGCTCCTTGTTAGGTACTCATAATATACACCCTAATGAGTGTTATGTATCAGACTGCGACTGGGGTTGTGGTTGGGGTTGAAGTTGCGGGTTCGTTAGTTGGATTCCAGTTAATTTCAAAACCTTCATGGTTAACCGTCATCTGCTGGATCATGATTGAACTATTACCAGCGTTGAGGTCACCTAATGCATAGCCAGCGGGCCATGCATTATAGATTGTGAATTCAAGTTTCTTATTACCAGGAGAGATAACACGACCCAATGACCCTGGGTCCTGTGAATAACCCGCATTACCAGAACTATCTGCTGCTGCTGCTGTGAATGGGTGGTCATAAACAGTAACAATAATGTTACAACGGTAATCATTACGGCTACCAGTACTACCAGCATCATCAGCAAGAGCACCTTGAGTCCAAGAATGCATGAATTGCTGCCAGCGCCACAATTGGTCTTGTCCTTCAAACACGCCACGACTGAAGGTAATGGGGTTAAAGTCTGACTGACCAATCATCTTGTGTGGATGGGTATTCATACCACCTTCACGATAAGGGATCATTTCGTTAGTAACGCTTAGTCCAGTAACAACGGCAAAACCAAGATTACCAATGTTCGGGGTAGCATCTTCCAAAATCCCCGTTGGGACAATCTTTACCGTGAACTTAAAGTCACGCAATGGATCGGTACGAGTTAATACTGCCATGTTTCTCCTTAGATAGTTTCAATGGTGGTACTTCCACCAAGCCATTGACTTACATTAATAACAATAAATTCCGCTGGGTACAACAACGATACACCAATTTGTACATTCACTTGTCCGTTACTAATAGATGTTGCTGTGTTGTTTGTGGAGTTACATACAACAAAGAATGCCTCGCTCGGGGTACGACCCTTAAGTCCACCCGATCCCCACAAATCAGCCAAAAACTTGTTAAGTTTTACAGTAATGCTTGACCACAAACGCGAATCGTTGGGTTCAAAGAGAGCAAACTGAGTGAGTTCTTTTGAACCGTTCTTAACATAGTTTAAAGTACGACGAACAGGGATGTATTTGTCAGCCTTATTCAAGTTCAAAGTACGAGCACCTTGGATAATAATTCCAGCGCCAGGAACTGCCTTAAAAGTATTAACACCTGATTCGTACAACAATCCGACTGTTACTTCTGTGAACGGAGTAACAAGTCCGAGAGCATTACGAACCTCAAGGCTGTAACCTGCGGGAGCCTTAGCAACTGTGCGCTCTACCTCAGTACGAGCAAACATACCAGCAACTGCACCACCTGGGAATGTGTCACGGATTGCGCCAACACCAGTCTTAGTGGGATCGGTCATCTTCAACATTGGGTAATACACTGCGCCATAACCCTGATCAGAGTTATAGGTGTTAGCCACTGCTGAGATACCAACCTGCGTGGTAAGTGACGGGTCTGGGTCAATAATCACAAATGAATCACCGCGAGTAGCGGCAACTGCGAGTGCTGACTTGACAATTTCAGAACGGAATTGACCAACTGCGTTAATAATAAGAGGTTCAGGAATACTAATCAAATCATTAAAAGCCGTAGAGAATGGGGTGTCCCAATCTGCTGGTGCGGCTGATCCGACAGCGGCAGTACCAGCAGTACCACCAGTAAATGCTTTATTTAAAGCAAATCCAGCAACGCTCGCTCCTGTGTAAGTAAACCCAGCGGATGCCGATGTCTGTGCGGCAAAATTAGTAAGATTTACATATGCAGAGTAGTTGTTAACAATAATTGGAGCATAACGGCTACTGTTTGGTGATGGACTGAGTTCATTCCATAATTCAACTTCTACACCATTTAGTTTAACCGACAAGTTAAATGTTGGGAAGTTATTTGAAGCCACATCTAATGTGGTGGTGCCAGCAGTTGTGGTTAGCGTGATGTCATTACCAAAAGTACCTGGATCAAGCGCCGTGGCACTAAACAATGAGGCTGACGCAGTAGTGCTATTTGGCTGGTAGTACATAACTGAAGCAGCGGTGGCTTTGACTGCGTTAGCGTAAGTAACGCGAGATACATAACAACTACGACCACCATTGGCAAAGAATTGATATACGGCATAACCCAAATCATATAAGGTGTTAAGGTCACCAAATTGATTGGTATATGCGGACCATGAGGTAATCAGGGTTGGAGTAAGTGGTCCACGAGGGTTAATACCAACAAAAGCCGCAGTAGCGGTTCCGTTGTCTGCTCGTGCAATTGTCTTTAACGGAGATTCTGTTACATAGACTCCGGGGCGGGTATAAGCCATGAGTAATCCTCCAGTGGATTATTTAATAGGTTTCGGTCAGGTTGGAGTTCGTATCAGAAATACTACTACTAATTGTGGCAACTCGCTTAGAGGCTACCATACTTGTAGTTGTCATTTCTGCGGACATTTTTAAAGTATACACTTTTCTAAATATCCTCTTTCGGTAGCCAGCCTCAGGGTCAAGGAGGTCGGCTGTAACCCAATCAAGGAGATCAAATCTGCGGATGGTTCCATCCTCAGGTACATCTATAAAGCCATAACGCAAACGAGCGCGACTATGGAGCATTTGAGAACTAAGTTGGCGGTCATGCAATGCAGAGCGGGTGTAAGTAGACACCTGATATAGGATATCTACTGGTACAAATTCATTGGTGGCAACCATAGAAGCAGACGCAGCAAATTGTGTAAAATTATAGTGCTCGCTAGGCCAGTATTGAAGAGCGTTTGGCCCCGTATATTGCAAAGAAGCGGCTCCGCTAGTGGAAGCATATAACTGTACTTCTGAATGCTGACGATCCAAGGCATGAACAATGTCAATCATTTCAATGGTAATAAATGGGTAGGTTCGCTCTGTGTCACCCTCAGGGTAACGGAAGAACACCTGTACGGGTCGTGCGGCATTCTTATCATCTGTTACGGTCATACCCGAGAAACGGGCCTTTACAGCGGCATCTTCTGCTAAAAGGAATCCGGGGTTAGTCATTACATAACCTCTTCTAGGGCATTGTCTAGGATTTTAGCCAGAATGTCTCCGCTATTTGCCATTGAACGAACACGCCCACCAGCACCATTATTAGGACCACCATACTCAAGTTCCATGTACTTTTGCTCAATATCAGAGCCACCCTGTACGGAATATGAAAGTGATTGACCATCCGTAGAGAGTTCAACCGTGAGGTGGGAAGCAATATCAGCCCACTCGGGGTACATACTTAGATTAGAGCGCGCCTCTTTTTCGTACTTTTTAATACCGTCCATGACAGCCTTATTAAACTTATTGTTCTTACCATTAAAGAATTCAAACATCTGAACAATTGGATCATCATCAGAGATAGGTATTAAAGAATCTCTATAAGCCATAGATTTGATGCCAAAGGTATAGAAAGACATAACTACCTCCTTTGAGAATCTAGGCAATGTGCATTGAAGACGCGCATCTCCAATACATGTATTTTATCCTAAATTTGCTATTGATGTGGGCCAAGGAAGGTCAGAAATTGAATAAGCCGCGGGACCAGGATCATTAACCATTTCCTGAGAGATGTAGGTCTCAATACCCTCAACAACGAGCATGACATCATCTCGGGCGCGACCACGGACTCGGTAGGACACCACGCTGAAATAGCGCCCGTCATACTGGAACATGTCGTTAAGGCGGTTTTGATATTCCCAAGGGGCAGAAATACCAGCGGCTCGGAAGTCATCAATAGATGCCACAAAGTTAGTTAATTGAGTGGGTTGACGACCCTCAGGAATAGCGCGCTTCTGATCCTCAGATTCCGTAATCATCAAGACAGGAACGACTACACCAGTCTTGTAGCGACGACCGCCATTACCATAGGTACCTTCGTCGTAAACATCATCGTAGAGGCTGGATGCTGAGGCGCTAGTGCCCAGTGGTACAAACTCATACCATACGATGGCTTCGCCAGCCTGAGAATGATATGAGCGGTAATGCTTCCTGATAACGGATAACTCTCTGCGGACATCCATGGCTATCAGTAATACGCGATGTTAGAGAATGATCCAGTAGGAATTGCGCCGTCAATAAGAACATCCGTACGGAGGTCCTCTTCCTTAGTCTCAGTTTCCACAATACCTGCATCAATGGTGGGCCATAGGCGTTCAGGCATTGTGTAATCACCAAGTTCGCGCGGGCGGTACAAGGGAACAAGGTAGTTCGTGGTACGCGAGTTACGGCGAAGGGTGAACACTTCAATACGGTCAAAGCCGATATTAAGAGCGGCGGCATGTCGCTTGTATTCGCCTTCCCACTGCGCCAGTAATGCTTGCACCATACGGAAACGCTGGCTGGCTGGGATGTGGATTGATTCTGAGGTCATAACATCAATGTCACGACTGAACTCAGTCATTAGCGCCCAAAGTGCTTCGCAGATCGTGGCAATGCCGATGGCGTTAATAACAACATCAGACATTTCTTCAAGTTTATATTTTAGGTTAACCGTGTGTTTTTCAACGGCGCGCTGGGCGTAAAAAGAAAGATCATCTGGGGTAACCCATTCATAATAGTAACCCTCAACTAACAATGTGGTGCTTGACGACAGGGTGTTAGACAGACGAACAACACCATTACGGGAGTCAATCGTGTATTCGCTGGGAGCCAATGTTGAGGCTGATCCTGAGCCTGAGTACTTGGCAACCCAAATAGTGCTGGTGTCAATGTTGATATGACCCAACTCATATGTACGCCCTACTACGGGAAAAGATACCTGAAAGAACTTCGGGAAATCTCGTAGATAGGTTCTTGCAATTGTTTCAACATCTGTGATGGTTGCCATGAACACCTATCTTACTATTGATCGCCGGAACCTGCTCCCGGAATTGAGTCTTGGGCGGCCTGATTAACGCCAGGTTGGGTATCACGCAGTCGGTGGACCATAAAACCGCGCTTCAGAATGATCTGCTCCGCGGCAACATTTTCAATTGGTTCAATAGGCGTATCACTCATGTGTGGCGAATAAACCAGCGAACGCGAATGCTTTTAGAAAGGATACTGAATGCACTAGTAGAACCATTAGGGGCCGTAGTACCTGCAACAGTACCCACATCAATAGTAGTAGTTGTACTACCAACAGGAACAGTAATATTAACTGATGTTGGTAGTGTAACTGTGGGGGTGCCACCAGAACTAGTAGTGCCAGTTGTAATGTCCGTAGGTGAATCTGATGTAAGAACCATTCCAGTACCACCGTAATTACCAGGATAATAATCCGCTTCATAGTGGGGTGTATTTAGCGGAATTGATGATCTGATAGCAAAATACTTAGTACCACCTGGTACACCACCATAGGTATAGTGAGCATGTCCAGTACCAGACATACTCCCAGTTAAAGAGTAGTTAGTTGCAGGGTTACCAGTAATATTACCAAAACTCGTTGTTCCAGATTTGTTACCAACAACGGTGCTGTATGTATGGTCGTGGGCGGGAAGTTTAGCGAGGTCTAGGGTAGCCGTATTTGCTGAACTGGCTACCTTACCGTTAGTACTGATTTCTGCTGAGGTTGCCCCAACTACACCAGTTTCACCAGTTAAGTTTGGTAAGTAAAAAGTATCTCCACTAGTTGGGAATAAACCAGTAGATGGATTAGGAAAAGAATAACCAATAGCATTAAATAATGATAGATATTTATTAGATTCGCCACTCTTAGATAATCCCTGACCGTTACACTCAAGATAAAAAGCGGCGTTTGGGGAGGCGGTGGTGTTATGCGTACCAGCAAAGGCAAAAATGCCACCAATGGGAATCTTTGCTCCTTCAACATCAACCGTTGTTGACAATGCCGACCAGCCACCCGAGGTCGTTCTAACATAAGTAACGCCACCAGAGATAACAGTATCTCCAATGACATCCTTAGCATTAGTTGTAGGAGCAGACGCAGATGCATAGGTAACGGGCGCTGAGTTTATGATGCGCTTGTCCACAATATTTGCGTCAGTTAAGGAACCCGATGGGATACGATATACAGTCGCAATCAGAGCATCAGTACTTGGGTAATAATTAGAACCAACTAAAGGACTAGTTCCACTAGCAAGAGTGTTAGTACTCTGTGGGAGCGTAGGGTTAGTATCGTTCTCAACGCCCGCTACCACCGTAAGTGCGGCGGTACTTCCTGCTAGACGAACCACAACAAGGTCAAACCGTGTCTGAGTGGCTTGGGTGGAGAGAAAATTGTCCGCCGCAAAAGAGTAGGGCACTCCATTAATAATGGCTACACCAGCGGCAACATTTACTGTGTTGCCATCTGCAACCGTAACCCCACCGCCACTACGGATATAGTTCAGAGTGTTCCCAAGTGCTTCAAAGTCAACCGAGTCGGGTTCGGCTTGGTTAATGTTTGAATACTTGTTAGAAGACCCTGTCGCAGTAGCGTTGGGGACGATCAGTGCCATTAGTTACCTCAAACGGTGTCGTAGATGTTGGAGTGACGAACGAGGTAGTCGTACAAGTCACGGGGGAGTTTGTAGCGCTTACCATCTACAAAATCAAAAGTAGTGCGACCCCAATACATCTTCCATGTTCCCTTAACGCGGGCAACAACGAAGTTGTCATCAGAGTTACTTGCAGTGGCTGGTGCTACTGCCTTAGGTGTTTGTTCCAAGACTTCCACTGCTTCATCAATGTCATCTTGTTGTTCTGCAAAAGCCATCGTATTTTTACGCGATGTCATGGGTTTCTCCTATTGTTTGTTTTATGAAATTATTAATGGTGGGGGATTTCTCCCCCACCACCAACATTAGTTTGATTCTAAGAATCAGGAAATTGAACCACCGAGGGTGTTGATAACAACGCGGGATTCGTGAGTAATAACTCCGAAGCCCCAAATTGCGTACCAAGCCAAACCGTGTTCACGACCGAAGTCAATGACACCACCGTCACGGAGTTCCACTGGCAATGCAATGGCGTGACCAAATGCGTTGTCACCGATCATGATGGCGTTGTAAGCGTCAGCGTTCTCTTGGAAGCCCGCCGAAGCGTTGCTGTCAAGGGTTGCGCCAAGTTCGTACAACGGGGCGCCAGACGCAGTTGCGTCCAAGCCCTTCTTGACCTGCGTGGTTTCAATGAACACGACATCGTAGATACGACCGATTTCACCGAGCATGAAGTTGCCAGGTGCGGCGTACTTCGTGACTTCAATGAATTCGGGCCAGTCGCGGAGCGAACGAGCCTGTGCGGGGTGAACGAAGCAGACATAGGTGTCGCCCAAACGCGGGATGTTCTGACCAGCAAGAACTTCAACTGCGTCCTTGATGGAAGCAGGCGAGAGGTAGCCAGGTGCAGAAGCCGAGCCGAGGGTACCAGCGTCGTACGGGCTGAGTGCGCCACGAGCCGAAGCGGCGGTGCGACCGAAGACAACTGACGGAGCGACAGCAGAGCCGCCACCGAAAGGAACGCCAGCCTTGTACAGCGTGTTACGGGCCTGGATGTCCATGCTCTGTGCCATGTGGCGACCGAGCAAGCGTGAAGACGAAGCCATGACATCGTCAAATGCCGCATTAAGCAAGAGTTCCGTAACGGCAACTGCCTGACCATGTTCGGTCACTGTGATCTGAATCTGGCTTGCTGACAATGCGACAGGCTCCATACGCACACCTTCAGTGAGCGTGGCGCCTGCTGATTCGTCAACGCTGAGGTTGTTGTATCGCATGAAGTTGATGGTCAAACCAGGCTGAACGCCCAATTCGGTCTTCTTTACTGCGAACTGCTCAAAGCGCAGAACTGGCATGGCTTGGAACAAGATTTCCTTGGACCAAATTTGTTGAATTGCGGGTGAAAGAGTTGCGTCACTGGAATAACCGGTCGTGGTAATTGAACCAAGACCTGCTCCGGTAATCGCACCTCCTACTGGGGCGGGAAGGGCCATTTTAATATCCTCCGTGGATAGTTAGTTGTTGGGTTATTTGGTTTTAGAAACGGCCTCGGGAGTTCCGAGTCGCTTGCATGAGCCGTTCGCGCATTTTCGTGTACTGATCCATCGGCATATTACGGATATCATCCGCAGACATCGTTTGGTATTCCTGTTGGTTGTCCATTGGCCCAGTCGGGGGCGCAGTTACCTGCGGTCCCCGCAGACGACCACTTTGTGAGGTTGCCTGTTGGATTGATTCAATTATAGCACTACTACGATCACGAAGTACTGCAATACTGTTTTCAATATCTTCTTCACTATTACCCGCAATGAGGTCAATCAATTCCGGGATAATTGTTTCTTGTTCTTCCGTCAAACGACGCTGACGATAAGACTCAATTTGCTGGATGCGGCGTTCTTTTTCAAGAAGCGCTTCCTGCACCTGGCGCTGTTGTTCCATGTCTTCAAACTTGGAACGCCATTCCTGCTCAACCTGGTTAATGCGTTGGTTGAACTCATCTTCGCGCTTGGCGAGGAGTTCTTTTGCGCTGAGTTCTTGGATTTCGCGCTGGCGGAGGATTTCAGCCTCAGTCTTGGCGCGCTCATCGGCTTCTTTGCGAGCGGCTTCGCGCTCCTGAGCGATGATGCTCAATTGCTCCTCAAGGGTCTTGACACGACCGTCAGCGTCTTCAACGCGTCGGTACAACTTGTCCTTCTCCTGACGGCGAATTGCTTCAACCTCAGTCTCAGAGAACACGCGACCCTCAGTCTTGGGGGTTTGCTGTTCTTGGGGTGTGCTTTCAACGGGGATCATAATCCCGTCACCATTAAAGGCGTTACTCATTTTCCTTACCTCTTTGTTGTTGGGCTTTTATTAGCAATTGTTAAATAACGGTTTTATTCTTCGTCGGGCACACGACGCTGGGCAAGCCTTGCTCCGTATGCTCGTTGGATTATGTTGTTAATCATCTGTCCTTCGGCGTCACCGATCTCTCCCATAGGAGGACCTGCTTGTCCTTCGGCTGTGTTTTCACCACCAGATACTACACTATTCTCTCCACCTTGTCCGGGGAAAATACCAGTAGTAATCATTACTGCCTGTTGTATTTGAGCGCGCACCATATCTAGTGCACCTTGGTCCAATGCGTCGTCACGCAATTCCTCAAAGATTTCAAGCAATTTCTCTCGTGGGAACTCTTCACCAAGAGCGCGCAATGCACCTTCCTTGGATTCTAAACCAAGAGCCATCTTGGCTTGAACTTCGTTAAGTTTGATAAGAACATCAACAGGCAATGGCTCAGGCCAGTGGACTTGAGTCTGGTAGGTAACGGGGTCGGCGGGGTCAAGTTCGTATGCCTGGTCAGGTTCGGGCATTGCCGCAAGGCTTGGGTTGTACTGAAGCATTTGCGATTCAAAGACAGCCGCAGTACGGATGATTACTTCATTGATCTTTTCTAGACCCTTAGTGAAGTGAATCTTCTTTTGGTTGTACTTATTCATCATTGGCTGGTATTGGATAGCCAATGCCACGCCTGATGTATTAGAGACTGGTTGGAACTGACCTAAGGCTGTTTCAGGTACGCCAGTAATTTCATGCATGGCGCGCTTAATGAACTGAATGTATTCCAGTGCACCAGCCATGTTTCCGCTGGATTCAAGGTTGAACACACTGGCTTCCTTAGGAAGACCAGCCCAGACCTTCTTAGGTCCACGCTCCAACTGGCTTGCCTTGGCGCCAGTGATGATAGTGACTGGTGCGGCGTGGTAGTTGATGATGTCCGATACTTCGGTCATCTTTTCGTTTAGTTCGCGGTTCAGAGAGATGATGTCCCAAATGTCTGACTGACCCCATGGTGATGACGAGATAGTCATGTTAGGGATATGGACAATCGGGATAACACCAATTGCATTGTCGTACTGATCAATCAGTTCATCATTAATGTACTGCTCTACGGAATCCTCAGTCAGGATTTCGGTAAAGGTGTACACCTGACGGGTGCCCTCAGGGCTGGTGCCCCAAAAGCGGTACTTCAACTTGAACCGCAGGATGCGATCACGGTCGTGTGGGTGATACTCGGGGAAACAATGCGCTGGGTTCAGCGGGATAATACGGATACGACCAGCATGGGTAATACCAGCAGAGTCAATAAAGGGTTCTTCGTAGGCGACTTTGACGAAGCAGTCACCAGTTACACCAGCCAATTGACCCATTTCCCATAAGACATAGTGCTTAGAGTTATGTTGTTCCCATACTGTTTGTAGCAAATGCGGAATAATGGCTGCGTTCTGTTCTGGCGTTTTGAACTGGATACCCTTACCAAAGCAGAAGTTAGTGATGTAGTCCGACATGGTGCGGACATAGTTCATCGTGATGTTCTGTTCGCCCATCTCACGACGGTAAGACCAGTGGTGACCGAGGTACCATGCCCAGCACGATGAATAGCGGTTTAGGCGCGGTCCATGTACTTCAAATTCCTCATCGGCTAATTCCACCAAGCCCAAAGGCGAGATAGAAACCGTGAGGTCACTGGATGATGCTCTATAGGATGGTGACCAAAAGTCAACGGGCATTGGGGTTAATCCTTAGGTAATCCGAGTTGTTCGGCTAAAATTGATGCTTCTACGCCGACCATTTCTTGACGAGGTGGAAGAATGCTTACACGGCGTCGTCCCGATGTGGGGTCAATGCCCTTGTCTGTCACAAGGGGTGAAGTTCCCTCATGCCAAAATTGCTCTGGATGTAGGTGCGTAGGGATTTTTATGTCACCGATATATGGGGTTTTGGCATTAGGGCCAACATTCCCTATGGAATCTTGACGACCCAATGCCCCAATTTGCATAGCGGCTTCAAGACCACCAGCAGTTTTTGGTAGTGCTACAGAGGTATCTTGCTGGACAATGCCAGTTGACGGGTCATGCCAGCCACCTTGAATCATATTTGCGCCTGGGGAACCCAGTACATCTGCGTTTCGTCGGTTAAAGTCAAGAAGTTGGGTAGTTGCAGGTTCAGAGGGGTCTACTGGAACTTCAGCCCCGCGACCTGATTCGGGTGCATAACCAACAGAAAGAACATTACGAGCAGGACCACCTGCACCACGACCAGATGTGCGTATAGAAAACCCATCATCAGGCTTTTGTGGTCCATGCTTTGCAATTTCAGCGGGTGACAATTCACCACGACGAGTATCAGCGCGTGATCCTCTATTCCTACGGCGTAGACCCATCAACTGTCCCCTGACTTCTTTATCTTTACGGGAGTAATAGACCTAATCATACCACGAGGAATATGCATAGGATTTGAACAAATAAGTATACCATCATCGTCATAATAGAAGGACGAGTACAAGGTCAGGTACTTCTCGGCATATTCATCTATAACCCAGCCAATAGTAATGGGGTCAATAATGCGTGGTTCGTATTTGGCTGGGTCAATCCAACCACCAGGTCCGTCAAAGGCGTCATCCCAAACGACAACAACTGCCTTAAGGTTTTCCTTGTCAGACATACGACCCCCACCAATCATTCCGGAGAGTAAACCTTACCACGGAAAAAAGCGGTCTTATTATGGATAGGTATCTGTTCATACCAAAAGGCGCCTTCACCATCCTCATAAGATACAACCGCTAGACCCTGTTGCCAGTCCTCCACAATGGTCATTGGGCGACCGTCTAGGTCAATACCGCCCTTAGTGCTGGGTACGGCACCGTCACAGCGGGCTAGTGTCCCTGGGGACGCCGCCATGATGGTCTTTGCCCCATCCCAGTCTTCTCGTGACCGTTCAGCCCATTCCCTACGGTGAATGTGCCCGTAGATGACGGATACCTTGCTGTCGTTGAGGTAGGCGTGGGCGGTTGAACCGTTAGACCTGACCTTGTTTCCGTGGATGACTTTGAGCCTTTGATTAATCCATACTTGTCCAGCAGGGTAGCCAGCCACATAATTAACCCCGTAATCATTGAAACGGCATAGGTAAGGCACACTAAGGCAAGGCCAAGAATCCGGAGTGTTCCCCCGACGCAAGCCGAACGAAACCTTTGCATTGTCCAAGATGAAGTTGACGAGGCGTTCTTCATGGTTACCTGAAATCCAATCTATGACGGCGTTTGGTGCGACGGCTCGTAACTCAGCGCACAGAGTCGTAGCGCGGTCAATAGACGCCTGAGTGGTAATTGCATATGCTGGGCTGAGACGGTACTTACCGAACTCAGGAAAGTCAAGGTTGTCACCGACCATGATGATTCGGTCAGGGTTCAACTTCTTGATAATCGCCATGGAGATAGAGAGAGCCTCTTCGTCATGGGTGGGTTCAAGACTCCCGTCAGCATTTCGGTAGTAACCGATCTGCATGTCAGGGAGGATAACCGCTACTTTGTATCCCTCTGTATTACTTTGTATTACTTTGCGTACTGGGAGTTTGATTGACGGCCCTGGTTGTACCACGGGCCAATCAGGTCCTTCAGCCCACTTGGGATTGAATTGGATACCCATGAGGTCGTGAACCTCAGCCTGACCTTGGTCATTCTTAGTGAGTGACTGGTAGAGGGATACGCGCTTGATTGATCCCACTTCTTCAACATCAATGTTATTGCGGTTTAATAACTCCGCAATCTTTCCCAATGTTGCTTTTGCTGGGGGTGTTCCTAGATCATCACTAAGGCTTGCCACAACTGCACTTCCCCTTTATATGTCGTTCTATGGTGCTTCGGCTAATTTGATGTCCGTGCTTAACTAGCACATTCGCTAACCACATAGAAGAATATACCTTAGACCTACCCTTACCGGGGTCAGTCATAATTCTTTCTAATGCAGTATTTAGTGCGGTTAGTTCATCTCCGTGAAGTTCGTCCCTGAGAGTGGCAATACCACACCCCCAATTAATTGGACCACGCGAGAGCAATTCATTACTTAACTCGCTCAACTTTCTGCTCCTTATTGTGTGACATTTTCTGGATTCCTCCAAGAACTGATATCAACCGTAGCACCTCTTGCTCCTCTGTGTGACCACGAGGCGCAAGTCTCGTAAGATATTGTGTAATTAATGCGGCATCTGACGGGCGCATACTCTCTCCTTCTACTGGGAAGGAAAGGTTATCAGAGCCTAGAAAGTACTGTTATTGCGATAACAATTAGAACAATGTAAGTTGTCCTCTTTCTTCAGGAGTAGGTGGTGCTTTGACTTCTGCTACTGGTGACTTACTTGCTTCTTTGGCTGCTTTTTTGGCGTCCTTAGCAAGTTGTTTTTGGGCTGCGTTGTACTCTTCATCTTCGCCAAGTACATGTCGCCGCTCTTCCACCCATGCAATGGCTTGGGCGGCTCGGGGAGTAATATGCTCATCATCAAAACTAAAATGCTCGGCGGATTGGCGGGTGGCTTCTTCATTGTAGGCATGCCTAATCTCTTCAGTTTTAACTGACGGATCAAAGGTCTTTGTACCTTTTGCAGGCTGTACAATATTTTGTGCTTCTCTTGAGGTTGCCCCTGTAGTACCCTGTCGGGCGGCTTCTTTAGCACTTAGGTGATTCATTGCGTAATCTTCAACTGCCTCGTCAGACTTTGATGGATCAAATCCAGTTTCTTCAGCCGCGGACCATAAATGACTCTGATGAAATGTTCTTGTTCTACCTTTTCCATTGCCTTCTACAAATGTGGGTGCTTGTGCCCTTCTTCGGAATATTTCATTATTAAAAGCATTTTCTTCTGGACTAGCGAGTTGGATTGCTCGTGAGAAATTACGAGTCTTAGGGACTGCTCCTACTTGATTTACTTCATCAAATGTTTTTCCGCGAACAACAGCAACAGCCTTAGTTGCAATCTTACGGCCCGCTGAATTTAAAGTTACTCCAGTAACTTCTCTTGAAAGGTGTCTTTCATCAAGAGGTACAGGATTATTTTGCGGTATACCGTGCTTGTCTCTAATCGCTTGACTCTCAGCATAACCAAGGTGAGCAACACCTTCATCTGATAAATCACCAATGCGTTGTTCCCCTGCGGCAATGTCGGGATTACCCATGTGGGGAACCATCCCAGGTGTAATTTCTACCATACGATCTGGGTTTCCAGCAATACGGCCCGCCGATTCAGTGGCTATTCTTTCTTGTTTTGGTGTATTCTTGACACTTAGTACACCAGCGGCATCAACGATGCTACCAATGCGTGTGCCAGTTCTGTTAGCAACATCACGATAGCCAGATTGGTGATCTGTGTACCAATCATAACCTTCAGGAGTATATGAACCCGCGGGTAGACGCCCAATTGCGGCTTGAATGGCGTTCACACGACTTGCTACAGAATCAGCCATGAGTATTGGATGACCATACGCCTTCATACCAGCATCTGCCATTGAACGATCAATATGTTCTCTGTCTTCAACAGGAAAATCTCTATATGATACGGCTTTTTTTGGGACAATATACCCTGGATCAACTAAACTTTCTGTATTGGTAGTATCACGCTTTGGCGTTGCCAGACGCTTCTTTGGTGCTGCTGGTGCTGGTGCTGATGTTTCTTTTTTCTTAGCCATCACAGAACCTTAAACTTTCCTGGGGTATACAAAGCATGACCAAACTGACCAGCAATATAAGAAGGCTTATTAGACTTATAGCGGTTGTAGGAAGTCACGCCCTTACGGCGCATTTTATTAGAATCAAACTTCTGACCTGGATTAGTGATCATAGATTTACCGTACTTACGGCCCTCTAGGTCTAACTTTTCAGACTTGAAGTTTTGCATTGGGTCAATAATGAATTCACCAATACCTGATGCATAACGGGGCATATTTAATGACCGCTTACCACCCAAGGGGCTAGGCACAAACGGGTTAGAGACCTTGGTGGCAACACCAAAGTTCTCAGCGCGCGCCGTAACTAGTTCATTACTTTTTTGGACGCGACGAAACATCCCCGCAACTGCCTCATAAGTAGACAATTCCGGAGATGACCCAATCGTGCTACTCGGTACTGGGCCAGTTACCGAGAAACCCTCGGCAGTGCCCATGATCAGTCGTAAACGACTGTTGGGTTCGGGCGGTTCATGTGACCACCCGTGTTGTACGAGTATTCAAATTGCGGGATGTGATCTCCAGCCATTGAACCCTGTACGAACTCACCGAGCACGGTCGGGGCCTCAATCCACGAAGCAGACCCAACATGGGCGCGCTCGCGCATTGTTTCCTCAGCGTACTTGTAGAACATCTCAGGGTTGTTATGGTTCTGTCGCATGGGCGACGGAGCGGTGTCCTCGTAAGCACCAACGCCGAAGTCATAAGGGACATCGGTATCGGTGGCTACGCCTTCTTCAAAGCGGAGCGGGCCACGGTTACCCGGGATGCTTGGGGCGTACGAACGCTCAAACACTGGGGTGCCTTTTTCTGGAAACATGGGAACAGGTGCAACTGCCATCTATGGATTCCTCCTAGTAGGGGTTTATCTCCACTTATCGTAGCATAGTTTACCTGTAAAAGGGAGAGTTAAATGACTCTACCATTGGCATTACCTCTAGTGCTGTCATACTGCAAGCAATTGCTAGTGAATCGGGGTAGTCGTCAAACGCACCCTTCTCATCAGGGGCGGCTGCTAATAGGTACGGACCGCGGTAAATCTTTTCAAGGTCACACATCTGTTGGTTGAACTTCTTCCATGATCGGGTGCGCCGAGCCTTGGAGTGTCCAGGAATAATCAACTGTTCCCGTTGCATTAACTCGGTTAGATGGACCCATCGCTCGTTCTGAGTCTTGGCATCAGACGAAACAGCCAACACCTCAATCTCAGGGAGCAAGAGTTGTAGACGCTCGGTGACAGCGCCGCCCACACCTTGGGAGTCCACACCAATGCGGTAGACATCAAAGTTACGGATGAAGTCAATCATCTCAAAGTACTGCTGTTCCCACTCAACATTGTTAATTTCTAACCAGTCAAGGACGCGGTGCTCAAAGAAACCAAACCCATCAGGGTGGTCCCAATCAACCCATACTGCGGTAGCCACGGTGGAGTCATTGGTTCGCGCCACATCTATACCCATGACAATGGGGCTACGCCACCACTTTTTCACAATAGCCATAGATGGGTCGTACAGGCGCTCTAGGCGCTCCTCGGTAACAAACATACCCTTTTCCAAAATCCACTTGTTGCAGTAGGACATTTGGAACTCGTCAGAATCTTCACCAATACGGGTCTTTTCCTTAGCAATGAACTTGCCGTAGTTATCGTTGTATTTAGCGGCAACTCGCCAGTCGTACTCAAAGTGTGCCTGTCTGTGGCCCCGTCTGGCGTTTGTGTCACGGCGCTTATTAAACTGGATCATCTTATAAAAGTAAGACTTATTCCTAGTAGCCGTGCCCGTAAGAACAATAGAACCGTTGTTGAACGCCAACATTGGCTTAATTGACTTAGAAATCATGAACTCGTCAGCCTCTTGGGCTTCGTCAATCATGACGAAGTGGTAGGTCTTAGATTCAATCTTTGCCTTAGGGTTACAGGTCTGCATACGGCAGAGTGACCCTGACTTCTTCAGGCTGATAATGCGACCCTTACCTCGGGCGCCACCTGATGCTGCTTTGTCGTCAATCTCGGGATCAAGCAGGAAGTTCATGGCGTGTTCGCTGGTCAACTTACTGACGATACGACCGAACACGGTGTCAGCCTGATCCTCAACGGGGGCAAACACACCGCACCAAAAGCCCCTCTCAAACTTACCCAGCCATGTGGGATAGACCTTGGACAGGCGCGGGAGAATGACCATCATGGATGCCATGACATTAGAAAGAACCTCAGACTTACCCGATTGGCGGGTAGCAACGAGGGTTATTTCTTCACCGTCGCCAAGGACAATTGATTCAATGATCCGATAAGCAATTGGGACCTGATAAGGGAACAAGGTGACATTAGTGAACTCTTCGGTAAAGACGATTAACTTCATGACCAGTTGGTCAACGAATTCCGTAGATGTTTCGTCTAGTTCTTCCTCTTGGTAGTCACCAATATCTTCGTTGTATTCCGTATCTTCAATATCTGATTCTTCACTCATAAGAGTAAGTATAAAACAAAAAGCAACATAGGGTTACTTACTGATATCTCTGGAGGCGATTTCTTTTAATATCTCGTGGAATACTTCAGCGGCCTGGAGTACCTCATCGTTAGTACCATCTCGGTAGCGCCAGTTATCAAATGACTGACAAGTGTAGATAAGGCACTGCTCTCCCCATGTGGCTAATTCTGACTTAGTCATCTTTTGGAGTCGGGCAATCTTTGGGAGATCAGACTTAGGCTTGCGTCGCATCATTTCCAGTCCCTGATTTCTTTTGCTTTGTCTTTAAGGAAGCGCCCCTGAACAGCGGTCATCAGACCATCATCGTCAGACATGTCAGAACCTACCTTAGAAATACCAATTTGGAAGGTATGTTTCCGAACTTTTATTTGGATGCCCTTACCGATGCGCCACGGCGCAGATGTTTGGCGCATAAAACCAAATGCAATAAATGGTGTACCCACAGGTACCACATCTCTACAAATCCAATACACAGGACCTACCGCCTGGACGGCATTCATGGTGTCCTTGAATATTAGGAACGATATGAAACAACTAATCAGTAGGGCGATTCCTGTCATGGGGGACATAAGGATAACGCTTACTATTACCCAAACGATTGACGCCAACCATGCTGACATGGCTAGAAATGCTCTCATTGTAATTCCTTGTTGTTAAACGGGCCAATTGCTCTTAGTGTATCCAAATGGTTCAAGAATCTGCCTAATACCCTTACCCTTAGAACTGTACTCACGATAATTGCGGTAGATGTCTAACGGCATGGGTCCATATTTGTAAACGCCACTGGTGACTCCAGCGCGGTTACGAAACATCACATACACATAGCCAAGGATGTTATATGACGATCCGCCCTTAGAGCGGTCAGTTTTTTTAATCCTAGAGAACTGCTTAGAAAGGATACTTAACCCCTCATCAACGCTGTCCCCAATGCCCATGTCTTCAGTTATTTCATCCTTAGTGGCGACAGGTACGAACACATGGGCCACGACGCAAGAACTCTTGGTCGGACCCATGTAGTACTGATCTACTGGTTGTACCCAGTAGACACCAAAGTCATCACCGCTAGGTATGAGTTCATTCATACCTGCGTAGAGGTTTGTGGGTGGCAGACGGGCGCCCGTAGATGGATCTACACGACCAGTGGAACCGCCGTCCCGTTTTCCTTCTTCTAACCTGTCCCAGACGCTTTGAGCGCCTGGACCTAATCCTCGTTTTTTAGTCGCCACTGTTTATCAGCCGAACATGGCTTTCCATGTCGTCGGACCAACAACGCCATCATAAGTAAGACCCTTAGCCTTCTGCCAGTTACGGACAAGTTCATGGGTCTTGGCACCAAAGTCACCATCGGGCTTTGCGCCAACGATTGCCTGAACCAACTTGACGGAGTCACCCTTTGAACCCTGCTTAACGGGTGTTCCTGGGTAAGTAAAAGTAAGTGCGGGTGCGCCTGCAGGAGCGGCGGCTGGTGCTACGGGAGCGGGTGCGCCATTAGGGGTGGCATCACCGAGGCAGTACTGCCAGTGCCATGCCTCAAACTCTTTTGACTTTGGGTCTGAACCCTGCAAGTAGAAACCGTATGAGGGTGCATTAGTGCACATCCACTCAAAACACTTGCCACCCATTGAGGTAAGTTTGCCGTTGACATCATAACCAAGGTCAATTGCTAGCCCCCAACCGTGGTTAGAACCTTTTAGCCCTGTTGGGTCTGGAGCGGCTGAAGGGGCTTTGCCCTTCTTGAGGTACCAAGTCTTACCGTCATACTTGCGAGTAACGCCAGTACCAGTGTCTGTCGTGACATAGCGATCCATGAACATATTCAACTGACCTTCAAATGAGCGGTAGTCGCCCACATTTTTCAATTTAAAGCCAGCGGCGAGAGCGGCGTCGTACAACTTATTGAATTGCTCTGCGACTGGTGCGTACATCTTTCCGCCAGTCTTAACGGAAGCCAAAACGCTTGGTGCTAACTGACCGTTCTTAAACTGCTTAAGTGCGGTAGGCACTACCAGTTTGATGCAGGGGTAATTCATAGATGTCTCCTTTAGGCTGAACCGCCGTCGGTTCCAGTAGTTGTCTTTAACCAGAATACATTAGAAAACTGGTCGTCGTCGCTTGCAACAATGATCATATCACCCGGAGTAGGTACGGACCAGACACCACCAATTGCCTCCCTATCCACATAGGACAGGGGTAGATAACTATTTTCACCCATAACATGGGGCAAAGACACATAGATTTCACCCGTGGTGCTGTCGGACGACTTAACGAGCGCCCTATAAATCTTGCCACCTGGGTTAAACATAGTTACTCAGTAACTTCCTCGTTATTGGCTTTCTGTATAGCATCAATCGTAGCCTCTAGGACAGCGATACGCTGGGCCTGCTGTGAAATCTGGTTTACCAGTGATTCAACAATCTTGTTGACATCTAGTTGTACATTGGACATTATTATTCTCCTGTTGTTGGGGGTAACGCTTCATTTTCTAGTACTGGAATATCTATAATAACCCATTCTTGAGTTTCTTCGTTCCATCCCCAAGGTTCATCACCTTCTGGTCGTGGAATAGGGTAAGTCCATAATCCTGTTTCGGGGTCAACGACAAATGAGGGAAATTCTGTTGGCTTAGGTGGGATAAAAGCATCTAGTGCTTCGTCGTAAGTGTAACCAATTCCAGCATAGTTTTTCCGTACTGGTTCTTTGCCATTCTTATGAATACCACCAATAGTATTAACTGATGTTTGAATCCATCTTCCACCAAGATTGTCAACAAACCAATCATAACCCTCATTAGGCATATTGTTATCCCCGACAAGCACATTGATAACAATATTGTTATCGTCTATTTGTGCAAAGTGACTCATTTCAGCCACCTTAAATAAACTATTCCGCCTGTACCTACAGAGCCAGGGCCAAAACTTGCGTCGTTTGCTCCTGAACCGCCTGCGCCACCTGAACCTTGATAACCTGAAGTGGCGTTCCTACTGTTCCAGTTACCGCCATCTCCACCTTTTCCAAATGTATTCATAACTGTTGTTGTATTTCCACCAAGTGCGCCTACATAGTAAGTTACTAGTGCTGATGCGTTAGAGCCAGCACCTGCGCCACCTCCACCACCATTAGCAGCACTTCCGTTATACCCATTTGTCCCTGAATATGTACCATTCCCACTGCCAGTACCACCAGAGAAGCCATATGGATAGTAAACAAAACCACCACCACCACCAGCAGGGCCAGTTCTTGAAATAGTAACTGCTGCTGGTGTCAGTATGGAAGAGGTGTTACCAGTACCACCTTGGTTACCCTGTATGAATGTACCAAAACCACCATTAACTGCCCTAGCACCACCTGCTCCACCACCACCAACAGTTATGGTGTAGTTACCAAGTGGGGCATTTACGATGGTTGTATTATTTGCTAGTGCTCCGGCTCCACCACCGCCAGCAGAGTTATATCCATAAGTAAAATTATGGGCACCTCCTCCGCCTCCTCCTCCGCCAGCAACTACAAGAACTTCAATGTCTCTAACACCATTGATAATAGTAAATGTTCCACTTGACAAAAAATACACGCCATTATAGTTGCCTTGAGTGTAGGCAGTTCCTCCAGTAGTATACAAACTACTTCTACTGCTCCCAATTAAACCAGAAACTGCACCAGCCATCAGGTCAAGCCGTTTCCGCTAATCATCCATGTTGTTGCAGTAACTTTAACAGCAGTTGCCATACCAAATGGGGCAAGAGTTCTAGAACCAGTTGACCCACTACTAACCAAAAGTAAAGTGTCAGATGTGATTGCAATAGTTGCGGTTGCGCCTGTAGCGTTAGCAAAAGTAATAGTTGTACCAATAGGCATGGCAACGCTTGCATTAGAGGGAATGGTTATTGTGCGAGTCGCAGTGGAATAAATGTGTTTCCCAGCATCAGCCGCAACTATCGTATAAGAACCTGTGGTCGTAGCGTTTTGAGGCAGACCCATGTAACCGACACCACTCGCACCAGTTGTGGTTGTCCCATTAATAACAGTTCCAGTAATTTCAGAAGCGTCCGTAGCATACAGCAAAGATGTCCATGCCGTAGAACCAGTACCAATTTTAAGTTTTCCTGTGTCTGTCTCAAATCCCATCTCACCTGAAGCAAGAGTTGGGTTTGTAGATGTCCAGTTAGCGGCGGTATCACGCCGTACTTGTATGAGTGCGTTACGAGCCATTATTCAGCCGTCCATTCTTCGGGGGTGTTACCTTCAGCGAGCCAAGCAAGATACTTTTCATATTCAGGGTGTTCATTATGTTCAGATGTGAACGAGATTCTAAATCCGTTTTCTTCGTACCATATCACAGTTGCATTGTTTGTTGTTTGAATGTTATACATCACAACTCCGAGTTAAAAGCGACAGATGCCGATGCGTTGTTGGTTATCAAAACTGAACCTTGCAAAGCGGTTCCAGAGGTTTCAGTGCTGTTGTAAAAATAAGCCGAGTTAGTGGATGAATACTGCAATGTGAATGAGTTAAATGTGTCTGTGGTCAATCCATAAACAGAAGCATAATAATCTGTTCCTGATGAAGCAACAAGTGCGGGTGCAATTCTCATCGTTACAGGGAAAGGAACAACTGTAGCGACAAGTGTAGAAAAAGAATAAAACGCCATGCCTATTGGCAAGTTTGTTGCACCACGCACCAAAGAATAATAATACCGTTGACATAACGCTAGTTCTGTGCCGATAGGTCGCTGTTCAAACGGTGTAGCAACACTGCCACGCTCAACCTGAACACCCCAAATATCAAAAGTATTATTTTGAATACCAAGAGTGTTTAATCGCGCATTAAATGAAGAACCAGCAGAAGTCCACAAGTTTACATTTAATGCTGAGTCTGAATTAGTCCCCATTGTTTTACCATTAATATTAGGAACATTTATTGTCACCGAATATCTTGCCCACGATGTAGACAAAGTTACTTGATCAACATAATTATTAACATCTGCCGATGGAGAACCACCCGTACCAAAAATTTGAGACAATTCAACAGTTACTTTAGGTGTGCCACTAGCGGCTTTAGCAAAAAAAGAAACAGTAACTGTACTGTTAGCAAAAGTGCGTACATCTTCAATCCGTTGTTGAAGAACAGCAAAATCTCCTGAAGCGGATTGGCTCGCAGATACTAGACGAGCAAACTTTACTGCTTCATATCCAGTTGCAGCAGGAGAACCAACAGTGAAAGATTGCGTTGAATATGTAACAGTACCGCCACCAGCAAAAAAAAGCCATCTATCAAATCCATATGTACCCGATGTTGTACTGCTAGTAAAAACTCTTTGGTTAATACCAAAGTCACCGTTAATTATCTTGTTACGGAAACCCTGATACGGACTCAAGTAATCCGTATCCTGCAAAAACTGCGTGCCCTCAATAGTACCGTTAACATCCAACGCATACGCAGGAGACTGATTGTTGATACCAACCCTAGCGTTAGTAGCGTCAACTTTTAACACAGATGGCGAAATGTTGGCAGCATAAGAAATCCATGTTGTGCCATCCCACTGCCATGACTTACTGCCTGAGGTAAAGACCTGACCGTTAGTTGGTGATGCTGGAAAAGTAATAGCCATTATTCATCCACCTTGGGCAGTGCAAAGCCACCTTCGCTTAAAGGGGTTTGAGACAATTCTTGTAGTTTTAATAAGTTAGCGTACTCTTCATCCGTCATGGGGCGCACAAGGTCATCAATTTGAATGTTTGGTCGTTCAGTTTTCATTACTAGTTCCTATATCCATAGACGCGAATTGTTCCGCCTGTAAAAGTCCCAGCAGTACTAGCCAAAGTAAACGCAGTAAACGATGTATTTGCTGAATGTACACCCGAAGCATGTCCAAAAGCAGCATCGGGATGTGCAAGGTATGCTGATGTTTCCATACGAGTGTGACGAGTTAAAAATGGGTTAAATAACTTAAAATGAGCATATGCATCGTTGCTTGAACCGCCACCAACCCAAGTAAAGGCAGACTGCACAGTACTTGCCGCTAAAGGCGTTGAATTATTGGAAACATAGACAAGAGTAGTTCTATAGTTTGCATTTGCTGAACCAAGTTGACAAGTAAATTGAGCATCAATTGTTGCTAACGATGTACCTGTATAAATAATCTCATAATTATCATATGCCGAACTAAATGCATCAGAAACAACAACAGAACTAGCCGTACCTGTTACTGCTTGACTTTTTACTAACACCATTCCTGGTGCAAGACTAGATGACATGTTAGTAACAAGGTTGCCGTAAGTAATCTTACTAGAAGCCGTAGCACTAGCAGGATTATCAACCACAGGAAACACATCATCCGAAGTCAACGAAGTAACCGCACTCAAAGCAGTCACCTGACTAGGTTGCAACGCCCCAGCAATATCCGTAGCGTTACCCACCTCAACCCATGCTGTTCCAACATAGGCAAATAGGCGACCAGTGTCTGTTTCATACCAAAGATCGTTTGCGTTAGGCGAAGATGGGGGCGCATCAGATGCGCGTAAAACTGGGCTAGTACCATAAGCAGACCAATAGGTACTATTCCACTGCCAGGTCTTACCACCAGCGGTGTAGAGGTCACCTGCGGTAGGGCTATTTGGGAAGTCAATTGCCATTATGCGCTACCTCCATCTAAAGTTGCGTAGTTTGGCGCGCTTGTGTCAATCCAGTATGAGTCATAATACACAAGAAGGTTGCCAGTATCAGATTTAAACCACAAGTTTCCTGATGATGGCGAACCTGGCGCAGTGTCAGATACTGCCATAACTCCAGAGGCACCCGTTTCGCCTGCTAAATGGACACTAAAAGATGGGTCAAAGTCTGGTGTCCCAACAGTTACATCAGGGGCAACAGACATATAGTAAGAACCAGAAAAGAAAGAAATAGCGTAACAAGTACCAAGTATGTAATTACTTGAATCCTCTTCCACCCGTACATAATCGCCAGACGCAAATGCTCCGACGCTACTAACCTTAAAACTCCAATCGCCAGATTCAGGGTCTTCTTCTGCTAATTCTGCCGTGCCAATAACATAACCAAGACCTTGTGCACCAGTTGGGCCAGTTGCTCCTGTAGGGCCAACAGGACCAGTTGTATTTACCCAATTAGTCCCGTTGTACACCAATAATTGGTCTGTAGCAACAGAGGTAATAACAACATCTGTAAGGTCGTTTAATGCCGCTACTGCTGATCCACCGACAGAAGCCGCCCCAAACTTAGTTCCGTTATATACAAGGGCATCACCATTAGAGGCTCCTGCTGTATCAATTTCAACCCCCTTAACAAAGAGGGACTTTAGAAAGTTAGCCACTGTTGTCCTTTAATGACAGATTAAGCAAGAATGACGACTCGGTACTGGTTTGAAGTGGGGGCAGTGGCAAAATATACAGTTGTTGTAGAACTGGTATTAACAATATCAGCGTACACAACTTCTCCTGTGGAAACTTCATATACCGATACGGAAATGTCTGCGGTGCCAAGCCCATGGGTAAGTGCATAAGAAGTGGCGCTAGTGGCTAAGGTTTCAGCATGCTTCTTCTTTGTCCAAACTGGTGCGCTTGCTCCTGCGGTAAGTACATGTCCTGAAGTTCCTAACCCAAGGGTGCTTGTTGTTGCAGAACCAGTCTGATAAACAATTGAACCAGCGGCACCACCAGTAACATTGGTGGCAGTTGTAGCAGTTGAGGCATTGCCCGTGTACTCAGTTGCTGATAATACCTGGGTACCAGCAATTTTAAGTACTTTGCCTGCCGCAAGATCAAGGTTCTCAGAAGAAGTCCATGAACTGGTTGCAGACACCCAGTTCCAGGTTTTGTCTCCATCTACACCACCTGCAACAGTGATACCTCCACCATTTGCGGTGCTGTTGGTTGGAGTAGTTACTGAACCCAGGACAATGTTTAGATCGTCTACGGTGACAGTAGTGCTATTAATAGTAGTGGTAGTACCGTTGACCACCAAGTCACCAGCGATTGTGGTGGTGCTATTGGAAGCACCAATATTGACCGCAGTAGCCGCACCAGCAAAGTTGACAGTAGCAACTGTGGTGTTAAGCAAGTCAAAGGAAGAAGAGCCAGTTGTCAAACTGGTGGTAATGGCTGGTGAGGTGCCAAAAACAAGAGCACCAGAACCAGTCTCATCTGAAATGACACCAGCAAGGGCAGATGAGGTAGTAGCCGCAAACTGCCCAAGGGTTCCAGAAGTTACAGCCACTCCCGTGACTGCACCAACGCTTGCGTTGACACTACTAACACCAGTACTTGAAGTTAGGTAGGTAGCGGTGTCAACTGACCAATTACTAGCACCATCGGTTTTAAGGAAGCCTGCGGTACCCGTGAGGGCGGCAATAGCCGTGAGGTCAGCATCTGCTGGTTGCCAAGTTCCTGATGCACCAGATGAGAGTTCTACCCAGGCGCTACCGTTGTAGTACTTAAGTTTATTTAACCCGCTGGCGGTATCAAAATATAAGCCACCTAGTTTTGCACTAGCGGCTGGGGCGGTACCAGTGTTATGAATTACAATATTCTGTAGTTCATTACCAGTTAGATCAATATTTGTAAGAAACTTAGACATGATACCTCACGATAAATAGGCTTTTCCACCAAAGGAAGCGTTGAATGATACGGTTACAATGTTTTGTGATACATAGTTTACATCACCTATTACATAGTTGCCCCCGCTATCCACTACGGATACGGCAGGGAAAAACCCAAGGTTATGTGTAATTGTCCAAGTTGTAGACGAAGTTATTTGGTTATGCGTGTAATTACCACCAACTGGTAGAACAAAATTAAGAGTTTGAGACGGCGCTGTACCAGTAAGTGTTACCGCAGGAGCAGGTCCAGAAACGACTGTACCAACCGTTAGAACATTAGGTGGCCCAGCCACACCAGGGTCGTGTATCTCCAGCAGACGATCAGCGGGTTCTGAGACCACTGAGTCTGTCTTAGTGCGGGTAACCGTAATAAATGTGCCCGCGGGCTTGGATACCTCTACAGTGCTCATGCTGGGGGCGTAGACACCGCTTGCTGGACAAATAGCGTTCCCGATGCGAGGTTGTCCCAATCTCCAGCGGAGTCCTTAACGAACAGGTCAAATGAGTGATTACCAGCGGGAATGCTGTTCTTATCAGAAATATGAATTTCTAAGGTAGCGCCAGCCTTGGGTGCAATGTAACCACGACGATTAGCCGTTAGCGCAAGAATGGTAGCCTCATTGGGAGCGGTGGCATACCAGCGTAGGTCTAGGACCGTAGTACCTGCGGCGTCTTTTGCCTGCATATATGCGTCTGTGACTGCAATAATGACACCATCTGCATCGCGCCAAGTAAAATTACGGCGGAAGTCCACATACTGTTTGAATCTGATCTCCATTTTTTGTGAGTCCTCCGAAGGCGTAATGTCATCCGATTCTGATACTGAGATAATCCCGCGGATAACTGGTTGGGTAGTTGTGGATGATTGACCAGTGTAATAAACCAAGCGGTTACAGGTAGCAATAACATCAAATTCAAGATCACCAACTGGTAATTCTCGTGTCTGTTCGGCAGTCAGGCAGATGAATATTTCACCCTTATTTGTAAGGTTTATGTCAAACTCAACAATGCTGGCGTCACTGGTTTTGATTGACCCACGGGCCTCCTGTACCTTTACGAGTCGTCGCGTACGGCGGTCTTTGACGACAACGAGCCGTTCCCACGGCAAACCTTTAGTAAGTGTATATGCGGCCCGATTCGTCATGGTCTAATGATACCTCATTCATCATCATCAGGGGTAAGTACTCCTGCCATATGAAACAACAATGATACTACTGAAATAACTACACCAAGGTCACGAGTTGACCCTGAGAGGGTAATAAGAACTAATCCAGTACCTCCAAGGGTCCAGGCCAATCCTGATGATTCTTTCCATAATTTCTTAAACATGGTTACTGCTTTCGGGTCACTGGGGCGGGCATTGCGAATATGACTGCTGTTGCCGCGACTATTGCTCGTCGTGCCCCTACTGAGACTGCTGATCCCGTTGGCACATAATTATCAAATTGTCCTCCGAACACATTAATCTGATCCTGGAATTCTTCTTTTACATCGTCAGGGGCATCTGTTAGTGCTTCTGAGAGAGCCGAAGCCTGTTCATCAGATAGTTCACTCGGGACGATGGCATCAATAAGTTGCGTTACTTGCTCATCGGATAGTTCGCTAAGTACTTCTTCGCTAAAGACAGCGGAGATTGATTCCTCGGTTAATTCACCTATATCAATAGATTCTACTAGATTAGTGATTTCTTCATCAGATAATTCGTCAATTGACGAAACTAGTTCATCTGCTAATTGGTTAATTTCTTCAGTTGTGGGGTTATCAGGTATAACTGTTTCTTCTTCAGGTACGGTCGTTATAGGTGGCTCTGTACTCTCTGGAATCTCTGGAATCGTCGTAGGTGCAGATGTAACAGTCGGGGGCACACTCGTGCTTGATGTTGTCAGGGGTGTCGGGAAAAAGGGACTTAAAGTGGTTGTAGGAGTCAGAGAAGTTTGAGGGACCTCCACAGTACCAACAGATTGGCTCGTCGTAGGCATTGTAGAAGGAGCCACAGTAACCGCAACAGTAGTGCTCGTAATCTCCGTAGTAGTTGGGGAGTTTGTTGTCGTTGAGACTTCCGTAGTTGTCGTTGCCTCGGTGGTCGGAACTTCCGTTACAGGCACAGTCGTTGTTGGGGCAATAGTAGTACTCGTCGTCGTCGTTGAAGTTGTGGATGTTGTAGTTGGGACCCATGTTGTAGTCGTCTCCGGAATAGTGGTCGTTGTATTTACGGGATTGCCATTAAATGATAACTCATATTGAATGTTCCAAACAACGCCGTCACGCCAAACATCTGGTTCCCAGCAACAAGTACCTGCTCGTAAGCGGTAGTTACCTGCTGGTACTTCTAAGTCAATATTAGATTGAAGACCAATGTAATCATCATTAGAAATGATTAATTCCCCAGTATCGTCGTTGTACAACCAAAGTTGGGGGTCTGACTCAAATCCAGGTGACTGATATGTTTGTGCCAAGAACTGGGTTGGTTCTGAGTATGAAAACCAGAAGTCGGTAATTTCCGTAATTATTGGGTTCGTATCAGCCTTAGCCGATGGTACCGGAAATATTGCGATGGCTATTAAAGCCCACTGTAGTGATTGTGTGATGCGCCGAAATACGGCGCGCTTCACTTCTTCTTTTCTAAGAAGGATGCAATGTTGGGGTTACCGATAAGGGTAGACGCCCATGCCATTACAGCAGATAATGCAGGCATAAGGATAACGGCGAATTCAGGATTATTGCGGAAGCAATATGCGATAAGTCCTAGGACTGCGCCCTTACCTGTCTGGTCAGCGATTTGGTTTTTCATTCCTGTCCTCCAAGTGTGTGTTAAAGCGGTTCTCTAAACGGTTTTGATCCTCACGAAGATACTTTACATCTACTTTTACTTCAGTAACGCTCGTGTGGGTATCAACAATCTTATCAGACAACTGATCTAACTTATGTTGAACGATGGCGTGATCCTTGGCATTACTCCTAGTAAATTGAGTAATCAAAGCAATTAAGATGCCACCAACTGCGGTAACTACTGAGGCTTGTACAACTTCTGATACGCCGAATGCAAACATGACTTAACGGGAAACGGTGAGTGTCACAGACCACGAGTTGGGTCCAACTGGGTAGGTACTCATCACTACGACATTCCGCCAACCCTCAGCCTTGGCTCGGCGCATCGCAATAGAGCGCACATCGCCAATATATGGGGTATTAATGTCGTAGGTGATGATCATAAGTTATAGCAGGTCAGTATAACCTGTTATAAATCAGTAAGACCGATGATCCCGCAACCATTGATCAGCAGCATCTCCGTAACCCTCAGGGTCACCGTCTACTACTGGTACGGCTCCGTACTGGTCCTGCATTTCAACGGCTTCCTGTTCGGTAACATTGCGACCAGTGAATGCCTTACGAGCCGATCCGCGACGAGCAGATGAACGCATGTCTTCAACGCCGTGCATCCATACGCGGGCTGTAGTGTCTTGTCCTCTATGATTCATTACCATTATAAAACCTCCGTGTTTCGGTATGGTTTTATTTTACACGATATATCACTACCGTGGGTTAAACATAAATGAACCAGTATCGCCAATACCCGCTCGTTCAGCAAATACTGGTGAAGTTCGCCGTATGCCTGGTACAGGTACTAATCCTTGTATTGGTTTTGATGTTTGCCTTGGTCGGGGTGTCCAAAGACCTGGCTGGCTTGGGGTGTGGATAATAGAAGTTGGATCATCCTCAGTACCAGCCTGCCCTGCTCTTAGGATAAGACGATGTGCCCGTGACATTTCTGTAGATGAGGGCATAGCAATTGGGTGACCCATAAGAAATGTATTTCGTGATTTTTGTCCAGTAGTGGAGTTCCAATGATCCGCTAACTGAGTTGCATCTATCCTAATACGGGGAAACTCAACAGAAGAACGAGAAACTGATCCAAAATACCGATGCTCACCTGTATCGTCTTTGGCTAATACTGAGAATAATGGCGAACCATGTTCCTTCATGTATTTAACTCCAGATGAGCCAGAGTCTTTATGAACTTGAACCTCAGAACCAGCGTGAGTATTGACTACTTCATCCCAATCAATAATACGCTTTGGTATTTTTCTCTTAGCCATATAGCCTCCAATACTTTGGAGGTTATTCTACCAGTCAAGAGGCATAACGACAATTGGAGTATTTTCTCCGACCCAAGCGCCAAGGATATTAAATTCAACGAACTCCACGGCGTCTTCAAAGTCCATATTGTCACGCTCTGTCAGGATTGCAATAATCTTTTCCCAACTATAAACAGCGAGCACAGGCTCATTGATTCTTTGTGATGTGCCAATAATGGCATCATCCAGACCATCCAGTAATAGCAGGTCGTCATGGATACTTGCGAGATGTTCGCGGATAAGGTTAGAACTCATGTGATTCTCCTAATTGTGTAGTTTTTTCTTATATTACTTTTTAGTTACTTTTTATATAAAAGATGGACCGTTAATTCCAGTCACTTTTAAGTGTTCCTCCGGATTGTAGATGGTGACATCTGCGTCTGGACTCCACGCGGCGATACTATCGCGGTTGCCATGATAACCCCAACTTGAGAGTGTGTCAGCAACATTTTCAGTGTTCTTATTAGATTTTGCCCAGTTATGGACTGCCTGATGACCCTTACCATAATGGCTCATGTCAAAGTGACCACCGTGGTCATCTAACCATTCTTCAGGATCAGATTTACCATAGTCATGGTAATCATTCAGCGCCTGAGTAACTTGACGCTGACTCTCTAGGTGTGGGTCGTCATTAATGTCCCCATAAATACGCAATGCACGAGTTGGCTGTGTCGTGACAACATGATCACCCCATGCACGGGCATCAACCTCACGGGTAGTCATGTATGCGCCAGGAATACCTGCGATTACATCATCACCTGAGGGTGATATACCGTGCTGAAGGATGCTCTTTACATTGTGTCCGCTGGTTCCATGGAATAGCGTTTGGTCTTTATTAATGTACTCGTGAGCAGGCATTACTCCGTCTTTTCAATTTTGTCAAACACTGAGTTGATCTCTCCAGCGTCTAACTTACCATCATCAATGTATGCCCGCGCAAGTCCTTCAATAACTGTGGACATACCACCGATACCAGCCATGAGGCAGGCTTTCCATAATGGTACACCTGCGATAGCGCCCGCTCCAACCACACCAAGTGCTGAGGCGGCAAATACTGCCAGAATCCGCATGCTGATGGCTTTAATGTTTGTAATATCGTTCATTATTGGTCCTCTCCAAACAATGATTGCTGTCCCTCAATCGGTTGACCGCGCTTAGTCTTAGGCGCTTTCTCTTCCTTACCGCGTCGTACACGACCCACCAATGTGTTACGCGCCTCACGAACAACATCGGGGTGAATTGCTTCTACCCCTTCGTTTCCGTCATACTCGTGCATGTAGTTGCTAAAAAGAGGCATGACTCGCCCTGGTGGTACCGTTGCTCGCTTTGGCACATCGCGTTTGTCAACAACACCAAACTTTGCAAGATGGCGGACAACTCTGTGGCTGTCCCGTGTCAGAGAATGGTCAGGGATTAACGGCAAACCAGCCTCAGTGGCATCCTGGTGGGCAAGAGCCATGAGACTCATTGCCGTGGTGTTATTACCACCCATAGTTCCAGCCATCATGGACAATTTACGGTGTGCTGGTTTACCATAGTTAGCGAATAGACGACCTTGACGGACAGTCTCTGCATTTCTATTTTTATTGTAATCCTTGGGGTAGTAAATTTTGTCTGTTGATTCTTCTTTAGTCCACTGGGTGTCATCGTGGTGTTCTACTTGAACTAACCCCAAATCTCGCTTACTATGTGGGTCAAACGCAAAATAGGTAGTTTTTGCGGGTGAACGCCTACCACCTGAATCTTGGGCTGGTGTATGGAATCTACGGTATTCAATCGGCATACGCCTAATTGTACTATATGTAGATACTTCCTATTTTTTAAGGATTACCCAAAACTCAAATGTATGCGGTGTAGTTGGGTACATTGTCTCAATAGAAAAGTTAATTAATCCAAGATCGCGCAAATCATGAATAATGTCGGTAAAACTTTCTGGAGTAAAATACCACGCATGGTCGTTACGGAGTTCACCGTTTAAAGCCTCATATTCTTCCATTGCCTGCTTTAAGCGTTCAATACGACCTACACCAGGAAAAATAGGATTATCAGTAAATAACCCATGGTTACCAGTCCAATGTGACCCAGGATCGTTGTGAGTCATGTATAGGCGGGATTCCAGCAGGGATGACGGTGAATGCCATTTACGCTTCTCTAGGTGGGCAGAAAGGATATCAGTAATGCGAGACTGATTCATAAAGTGATCAAAGCAGTAGCGATAGTCGGGGACTAATGCAAAGTACCTACCGCCGTCATTAAGTAACTTTTCTACCTGCTGTAGGTGACTAACGAAGTCAGGCTGGTGCTCAATCACATGACTACTCAAGACGCTATCAAATGTCTCGTTTACAACCGATAAATCAGTTGGTTCAGCGACCCAATGAATGTGGGGGATACCCTGCGTAGTAATACCCACCAACCCAGCCTGTTCATGTAACTCTTCTGTAGAGTACACATCCACATACTTGACATGTGCTCCATGTAACAGCGGGCTGTTGAATGGGCCAATCTCCAAAGCGCTTTGTTGTGGGACTAGTGCGGCGAATTCACCGCGGTGAGTAACTTGTTGTGTCATACACAAACAATAGCAGTTATTCGTCCCACAGGCTCAGTTGTGTATGTTGTTTACCCTTTTTAGAACTTCCGAGTAGGTCTCGTATACGGGTACGAGCGGCGGGTACTCGGGAAGATAAATCCTCTAAAGCATCCGATCCATGTGTATAAGCACCCATATGTCTATTAGCCAATACTGATCCACTGTTCCAAAATGTGTGACTATTCATCACATCTCCTGCGGTTCTACCTTTTGGCATATCCTCAGAAGGAATATGACCCTCTGCGTGTAAACGGTCAACTAGGGCACCGCTATGGGCAGACAGGTTTTTATCTGGTACCACATTTTTACCAATAGCCTCAGTAGAAGCATTATTAGCAATACCAATTAAATTCATAGCAGAAGTCTTACCAGCAAGGCTGTTCTCTGAATACAGTCCAGTTACTACTCTTTTTGCAGGAACATTCCTGTGACCAAACATAACTAACTGCTCACCAGGCTCTGCATAACGAGTGTAAGGAGTGATATCCAAATTACTTTCATTAACTGGAGTGTCCGTATGCGTCATTTCATCATCCACCACAGGTTTTCCTGTGTGGAAGTTGCTTTCTTGGGTGGCACTAACCTCTGGATGATGTTGTACAACTAATCTTGAGATAGCATCACCATCTTTATTGTGTGCTAAGTACTCCAAATATGCATCATCAGGATTACTTTCTTTATCTGATACATCATATTCTCTATTTACAACGCGCGAATACCTAGTCATTCAAACCCCTCTAACTGGAGTTGTTCAGATTTAGGCTCTGCATTAAGATTTGGTGCAGATCGCCCCATCGCTTGACGAATACGAGCCTTTGCATGAGGCAATCGTGAGTTTAAGTCTTGGCTCGGGGTCTGGTTACTGTGGGGATAACGATCAAGTTTGTTTTCTGCATAATTAAAAGTAATACCGTTATCAAATACCCTTCCTGGCATATCCTCAGCAGAAATAGCACCAGATTTATGTAACTTATCAACTAATGACTTACTACGCGTAGAAAGATTGCTAGATGGTTGTAAAGACCTACCAGTTGTAGTTGTAGAGGCAATATCAGCCATACCCACCAAGTTCATAGCGGCTGTCTTACCAGACAAACTGTCACGAGCGTATAACTCATGCACCTGAGATCGTGCTGGTCTGTGGTAAGTTCCAAACATTACTAATTGCTCCCCTGACTGAGCGGGGCGAGTTAAACCATCTTGCCAATCAAGGGCAGTATCATCATGTGCCCTCTGACCATCAGCAATTGGTGTAGTTTCGGCTAATCCTGTGTTTGCATTACGACCATAGATATCCATGGCTGTACTGGTATGACCTGGGTCATGTGCAATAACAGCCATGGCAATGGCTTTACCAGACTTGTCATGTGCGAAGTACTGATCCATCCCACCATAACTATCACCCTGTGGCACATAGTCGGATGATCTACCCTGCTCTTTATCACTGGGTGGTACATAACGAGAATAGCGAGTCATTCAAAGCCCTCTAACTGGAGTTGCTCATTCTTAGTCTTAGTCTTAGGACCTTTACCCATTACCTCACGAATATGAGCACGGGCGGCAGGTACTCGTTCTGTTAAATCTTGGTAACCCTCATGCGATCCATAATCTTCATCTTCTAATATTTTATTAGAATGCCAAAAATCATTTTTATTACTATATTTTGGATCAAATTGGAAAGACTTATCAACCGCACCGGACTCAACTAGCCTATTAACTAATGCACCACTGTGGCTAGAAAGATCACGAGATGGTTGTAGGTGTCTACCAATTCTGGCTTTACTTGCGATGTCAGCCATGCCTAGAAGTGTCATAGCGGCTGTCTTACCAGCCATACTGTCTTTGGAATGCAACAGACTAACTGAACTACGAGGTGGTTCGTAGTTATGCCCAAACATAACTAACTGTTCACCAGACTCAGCGGGTCGCGTAAAGCCCCTATCCCATCGTGGGGCATTATTACCGTTGTCTGGTGTAATTCCTGAATCATGGGTTCTTTCATTATCAATAATGTCACGGTCAGGGTCTTCCTGAATATTTCTATATTGATCAGTAGAGTCTGAATATCGTGTACGGGTGGTATCTAAGGATGTGTAACCCTGTACCGACATTCCGGCAATGGCTTTTCCATCTTTATCATGCGCTAAATATCTATGGGTCCTCTGCTCATGATAATCATGTTCTGGGTCTGGGTTTGAAAAGTCATGCTGAGGATAACCTGGCATACCAGAAATAACTCGTGAGTACCTAGTCATTCAAAACCCTCCAGTTGTAACTGTTCGTTCTTAGGCTCAGTATTAAGAGTTGGTACTGAGCGTCCTAAGATTTGGCGAATACGAGCCTTTGCATGCGGTAGGCGATGATTAAGGTTAATAAGTTCACCATTGTCAAATTTACTTGTATGTTGGGTATCTAAAACTCGTGCGGCATCAGAAAAATCCATGTCGTTACCTTGAATTAATTTATCAGGTAAATCTTCCTCAGGAATAGCACCTTTTTTATGTAACTTTTTAACTAAACCTAAACTATGCTCTGACAAGTTATCATCAGGCATTAAGCCACGACCAAGGGCATCCCTAGATGCATTATCAGCCATACCAAGGATATTCATAGTCGCAAGTTTGCCAGCCGTACTATCTCGGGCATATAAACTCGTTATCTGTCTACGAGTAGGCTTATGCTCTATACCAAACATTACTAATTGCTCACCGGGTTTTGCGGGACGAGTGTTAGTCCCATCATGAAAGTAATCGTCTTTACCAGGAACTGGCTTAGATTTAGCATCTGTGCGTTCTAAATCAACAATAGGTGTTTGCGCTACATGCACAAAATCACCAGGTGAAGGCATTGGGCGACCAGGGGGGTTATTTACCACCCTACGGTGAGGAGGGACTAGGTGCTCTAGGTGGTTCGGGGGCTGGCGCACTTGTCTCGTGGGAGCAGTCATGCGAGTGAATGTCTGACCGTGCGTTTGCGCTACTTGGGCATATACCAGAGAGTTACCATCACGGTCATGTGCCATGTAATCAATAATTCTTCTACGGCGATCTGGTATGTCCTCGTTACCGCCTACATAGTCATGAGACAGGGCAGTGTAACTACCGGGAGTATCAGGAGATATGCGCGAATACCTAATTGCATCTTCTTTTTTGTCTTTTGCCATAGAACTATTTTACATTAAATAGTTAGTAGATGCCCTCACAACAGGCGTCTCTTTGCCCACAATCAACGCACTTATAGTGTGCATGCTCAGGACGCAATTCTCCGCCACAATAGACACACTGTGTGGAGGTATCGCATTTATCATCAGACATAATTAAGCGGCAAATTTTTACTACTCCGCGGAAGGATTAGTAACCCTAATCAGCCCGTGTAATCGGCACGGTTTTTGTAAGCCTCGCGGATATCCTCACGGCTGTACGACTCGTCCGTGTCGCCAGCATCACGGTTCTGGCGGTACTCGCGGAGCATATCCTCTGCGTCGTATTCATCAACAGAGTCAGTGATGAACTTGCTGTTGCGCTGGCGCATGGGGCTGGCGATAGAGTGCGACATACGGAACTCGTCCTCAGCCTCACCTTCGTCATACTGGTCTGCATGATCCATCCGTGAGTCTTCCAAGTAACCACCAAGTACACGACTGAGGCGGGTAAGGTCAGAACGACCACGGAAACTACGGTTCTCGTTAGGGAACTGTTCGGACATATGCGCTGGTTTCTTGGCGATTGCCTTCTTCAGCGGTGCAGACTTTGCCTCAGCGGCAATCTTTCCTGCCATTGATTTTTTCATAGCCATGGGAGACTCCTTATCGGGTAATGCTTACTATTATATATCAGAATTAGTTCTCGCTATAGCCAAAGTACTTTTTTGGTCTTCCGTACATATGTTTGTACTCATCAGTGGTGTTATACATAAAGTTATTATCATGGATCACGGGAATATCTACCTGATGACCTTTTTCTTCCAAATCTAAGGCGACTGAGAGGCGGTGATGACCATTACCCATACGGAACTTATCCCTGCCAGTATTTGTTAGGACGATGTGGTCCTTGATGCCATCAGTTTCAATACCATCATGTAATCCTGAATCTTTAGCCTCTTGAAGTTTCTCTTCATGGAGGTCGCTGTAGGGGTAATCGCGTGGATCATCAATGCCACCCCCTGCAGCATCCATAAAACCACTGATTTTGTTCAAAATCTCATGTGGACGCATGAACATCTGCAACTGTTCGGGGTTATCGCCAGGATTTCTAGTCACTTTGGCGAATTGTTTGCTGATATGTGCTCTCATGGCTTGTACAGCAGAGCCTTCTTGATAACTCCTGCCTTCTTGTCGGCAATGCCCTCCGGCCCAGCGTCCCGCTCGGAGCGGTAGCGGTTAATACCCCTCTGCATATCACTTAACAATTCTTCTCGCGGTATGGAGTGGTGGGTAGATGTCTTTGGATCACGGATAGACAATTCATAATCAACCAACCTATTCGCTAGTCGGGGTGTTGGGCGATACAAAATAGATCGGAATTGGTCAATGCTTACTTTGTCCTGCATGCTTATTATTTTACACTAAGAATAGGGTTACTCAGAGCGTGGATATGCAGGATTTTCATTATAACGGTTATAATGTATGGGTAAACCATCCACTTGATCTTTTTTTGTATAAGTAATAGGTATAAATGAGTGATCATCAGCGGATGCCACCCTGTGGTACCCATTCTTGATTTCTATGGTCCTACCAGATACACCTAGTTCTACGGGATTTACAATGCCATGTCTCTGTACGCTTTTATATACTCCACTATTAATTGCCTCAATACCCTTACGATCCCAAAATTCATCCTCAGGTGTCGTGTAACGCCGTTCATTTGTATATGGGTCTCGGATCGTACGGCTACCTGCATCTTCCACATCAGCAATATCTAGGTCATTGTCTACTGGTAGTGAGCGCAACCAACTCTTTGGCATAAACAGTTGATCATTTAAGTGGTGGAATGCTGCCATTTTCTAATTATATATCAGAATAGGGCTACATTTGGGCGAATTAGGGGTACCCCATCTGAGCATAGAACCGGTCTCGCTCCTCAGAATAGGGCTATTTGGCAGTTGGGCAGTGCTTGGCTCCTCGCCTCTACCCCCCCACCGATTTCCCGACCCCACTTAACCATGGGGGGGGTACCCCCACCCGTATCCCCACCGACCGACCGCCTACCTCCCTGTGTCTCCTATGCACCTGACGGATGACTGTTCGGATGGGGCGCGAAAACATCAATGAAATCAGGCTTATTTGTGCGTATGCACACACTTGTTGCATATGCAACAACTTGCCAAATCGCTCAAATGCTCAATGTTTGAGCGGTTTCGTGGGTCGTTGGGCGCATCGCCCCAGCGTGTGGGTATAATTCAAAGTAGTTGCAAATGCAACAACCCCTAGGTTTGGGACTACCTCGGAGGCTCGGGGGATGGTTGGGGGATAGGGGTAGGAACTGACGCTTGGCGTCGTGTTATCCACAGTAATTCTATTGTTATGACATATCCCCTGCATATCGGTATCAAATGCACCAACTACTCGGCACAGCCCATTTAAATCGCTTCTGACAGCCTCTACCCCCTCTCCGCCCCTTCCACCCATTCTCCCCCCTTAGAGGCGATCTGAGAGGAAATGAGGGCGCGCTCCGTGTACCAAAAACCCCTGTAAACATTGGGCTTTTTAGCCATTTCTGACCTAACAACTGATATCAGGCAAAAACCCCTAAAAAACCCCCTAAAAACCCCCGAAAACCTCCCCCCAAAAAGTGCCCACACGCTGGGCATTTGACAGCATCCCCTAATGGAGTTTGTAAGACCAGTTAGTACAAACCGAGCAACTGAGACATCTCACTGCTCCCCACAATTCCTTGACAAACAGCCAACAGTGCTCAGACAGACAGGTAGTCCTGCCCCACCTAGTGGGAACGCCATCCAGTTCGGCGGTAGACGAAATGCATTGTGCAACCTGAAAATCTGCCCACCTACTAACTCAGAAAACCATGAGACAACACCTCTGATCTGAAGCGCCCAAACAATTTCGGGCTTCTCCAGTATCAACGGTCAGTCATGTAGAACGAGCAGTGCCCACCACGCCAGCCTGACAAGCAGTGTGCCAAGCCGTAAGTCTCGGTGTCCCACCATGGGACAGGTAGTGACTGGTCAGCAGAGCGTGACCCCAAACACTCAAGCATCACAGGCACTCGCCGTGATGGTTTCCCCCCAGCAGATGTCTGCGCCACGGGGGATGACCGAGATGCGCCCCAGCGACGCTGGTGAGTATGAGGGCAAGCGCCGAGCCGATACGACGAGCAACTTCACCAAGATCAAGTGACCAGCGAATGCACCGCCACCTGTGCCTGCTGGAAGTCCGATGGATACCCAATACAAACAACGATGTATCGGCGCCTAGCAAGCGTCAAGGTTGGCGAGCCGTTCATAAAAGATTGCAGTGCATCCAATCCCCTCGGGTGAAGCAAGGGAGGGGAGTCCACCGATCTTGGACTCATACATGATCGTCGCAATTTGGGCAGGCGCCTCGGGCGTAGAGATCAAACTCACCTGTCCGCTACTGTCCCACCGTGGGACAGTTCAACCACCACCAACGCCTGAGGAGGCACACCATGAAGACCACCGACCGCCCCGTAGGACTCGCCAACTTGCTCGCTGGCAAACCAACCACCAACACAACCAAGGAGACCAAAGTGTCAACCACCACCACCAAAAAAGCCCGTACCCACACCGCCAAGCCTGTCGCTGTTGAAGCGCCTGCCGAAGTCGTTGAAGTCAAGGCGACTCCTGCCGACCTGACCGCCTTGGCTGTTGCCGAAGCCATCAAGTCCGAGAGCGCCGTTGCCGACGCCAAGTTGGCGCTCCGCTCGGCATGCATCGCCGTGTTCAACGCCAACGAGGCTGGTGTCTCGTTCCGTGCCCTTGAGTTGGCAAGCAAGAATGCTGGCGCCAAGATCGGTAAGTCCACCTACGCTCGCTACGCCAAGGCTGGCGCCATCCTCATCAAGGATGAGAGCGCCGACGCCCTTGAAGTGCTCGCCAAGATCAACAAAGCCGAAAAGGGCGAAGCCAAAAAGGCTGAGAAGTCTGCCAAGGCTGAAGCCGAGACCGAGAGCGCCGAGAGCGACGCCGACAGCACCGACGAGGCAGTGGTCGCTCTGACCGTTGCCGAGATCGTTGCACAGTTGACCGAGCATGGCGCCGAAGCCATTGCCGATGTCACCGCCAACCTGATCGCATCGCTTCAGGGTGACCACGAAGTGTTCGCCACGCTCGCCGTGGCACTGCTCCGTGCCAGCGCCAACACCGTGCCCCTTGATCAGCAAGATCGGGGCAACCTGTTCAATGCAAGCGCCGACGCCCTCAGCGCCTGATCAACCTCGGGGTGAGTGTCCCACGGTGGGACACTCGCCCCAACCATTCACCAATCACCACCAACGCCTAGGAGGCAACCATGAAGACCACCACCACCGCCAACATTCAGCGCTATGGCTGGGTAGGAATTGAAAGCAAAAATGAGTTCACTTGGCTTCAGTTCACCAACTACACAGTCGTCAAAGACGAGGGCAAGTACAGCCAGTTCATTTTCCGTGGCGTCAACCCCCTCCTTGGCTCCGACGGTGATTGCAGTGTCGTCGTTGATGCTGACAGCGTTGAGGGCATCTACGAGGTTGAAAAGCGCCCGTGCACACTGCTCAACGAGGACACACCCGTGACCATCTACGGTCTTGATTCTTGGGATCGCCTGACCTCCGACGAGGACTACGCCAACTACCCCCTCTGATAGTCGCCCCATCCACCAACCATCAACCACCAACCCGAGGAGTCAACATGACCATCAACCGAACACCCGAGCAAGCATGCGACCGAGTCGCCAGTGCATTCCGTGACCACTTCACCATGAACATCCTCACGGGTGGGAAGTACACAGAGGCGCCCGTGGAACTGGCTCAGATCGCCGTTCAAATCCACTCGGCACTCGTGCCGTATGCAGGTCTCAGCGACAGCGACCGAGTGTACAACTACCGCTCGTTCCTTGAAGAGTGTGGCTTTGACCCACTGTTCGCCCACGAGTTCATCAGCGACGATGAGCCTGACGGCATCTACTGATCGCTCAACCTCGGGGTGAGTGTCCCACGGTGGGACACTCGCCCCACAAACATCTGATAGTGAACAACGACGCCTGAGGAGGCAACATGAAAACAGTATGGACAGCAAACGCCCAAGAAGTCATTGACACGCTGATCTACTCGGGAGCCGAGACCTACGAGTGGTATCGCAAACTGGACATCACCGATGAAGAACAAATGGTCTGCAAGATGGAGACGGGGGAAACGACCGACGATGGCAAGATCATCACCAAGTCGGTCACCTTCAGCCCGAGCCGTGCCAAGGCGGTCGTCAACGACATCATCAAAGAAAAAAAGGCTGGCTGGCAAGTCGTTTTGAGCGCCGTGGACAGCGACGACTTTGACTCAGACGCCTCCGATGTTGTGCTCCAGCACATCGTGCTCGGTGACCTCGTATTCGGGTGACCGAGCCTCGGGGTGTCCCACGGTGGGACACCCCAACCGATCTCAACCAACCAACCAAACCAACCACCAACCAAAGGAGACCCGACATGGGACTTGACCAATACCTATCAGCCACGAAGTTCATCAGCGGTAGTCAGTGGAGCACGGACTACGAGCGCCGACTCCACGCCGACATCATCTCGGCAGTGAATGCGCCCAGCATCGTTGAAGATGAATGCCCATACATCACCGTGGACATCACGGTTGCCCAGTGGCGCAAAGCCAACGCCATCCACAACTGGTTCGTGAGCAATGTCCAGCACGGCGAGGATGACTGTGGCAAGTACAGCGTCAGCCACGAGCAGTTGTGGGAACTCCACGAAGTCTGCCTCAAGGTGCTGGGCGAGTTTGCCTACGGCGAAACCGTTGACGGCGAATGGGTGTCCGAGCGTGGCGTCGCCATTGCTGAGGAGTTGCTCCCGACAACCTCGGGCTTCTTCTTTGGAGGAACGCAATACGACGACTGGTACTTGGAGGGCTTGCGGTACACCAAGGACATCCTGTACAAGGTGCTCACCGACCTCATCCCGAACAAGGGATGGAAGTTTGAGTACTCGTCGTCGTGGTGACCAATAAGGGGAGTGTCCCACGGTGGGACACTCCCCTACACTTAAGATAGTGACAGATAAGTAAACCACCACCAACCAAAGGAGCCACCATGGCATTGTCCGACCGTACCAACGCCCGAAGCGCCACTGACATCCTCGCTGAGGCTGTCGCCAAAGTCAGCACGGGCTTGCGCCCGTTCTCGGGTCGCATCGCCCCTGAGGGCATCGTAGAGCACACGCTCGCCATCCAGCCGATGCCTCACCAGTTAGTCATCGGTGAGGTTGTCAAGGCTGGGCACACTCGTCTCTTGATCGCTGACGACATGGGCGTAGGTAAGACCTACAGCGCCCTGTTGGCGCTTGATGAACTCAACGCCTACCCAGCCCTCATTGTGTGCCCACCAGCATTGGTGATCAACTGGGAACGCTCCATCAAGACCGCCCTGCCCCACCGCTCGGTGTCTCGCATCTCGGGTCAGAAGCCCACGAGTGTCCCCAACACGGACATCGTGATCTGCCCCGACTCAGTCATCCAGTATTGGGCGCTGGCTCCAGTCGCCCAAGTCAACTCATGGGCACGAGCCAATCAAGGGAAGAAGCGTGAGCAACGCACGCCGAAGCCCGTCAACATCCTCGCCAGTCACCCGTGGGCTGGCTTGGTGCAGGATGAGGCTCACCGCTCCAAGTCCGAGGACTCGGGTCGTAGCAAGGCAATGGTGACCATTGCCAAGCACCTCACCCCCGAGGCTCCGATCTTGTTGCTCTCGGGTACGCCGATGTTGTCCCGACCAGTGGAGTTGATTCCACTGCTCAACATCCTCGGTCACCTGCCTCGTTTCGGCGGTGCGAGTCGCTTCAAGACTCGGTATTGCGACCCCGTGTTCAACGGCTTTGGTACGACATTCAATGGCGCCACCAATGTCAAGGAACTCAATGAGCAACTCACCCAGTGGGTGATGATTAGGCGCAAGCGTGAGGATGTCATCATCCTCCCCGAGTTCTCTCGGTACATCACGCCCGTCGCTCTCACTGGCAAGGCTGTGACGGACTACAAGCGAGCAGTCCGTGACCTTGAGGAGTTCCTCCAAGAGAAGCGAGACGACGACAAGTTCTCGCTCAACGACCGTGCCCACGCCATCGTTCTGCTCGGTCAACTCCGACAGATCGCTGGTCTCGGCAAGGTGTCCACTGCCGTGGATGCCACGGTCAGCCTCTTGGATGAGGGCGAGCAAGTGTTCCTCGTGACCGCCCACAAGGAGGTCGCTTGGAAACTCCGTGAGTCCCTCATCGCTGAGGGTGTGGATGCTCGCACAATCGTCTCCGTGACTGGCGACGACTCGGGCAAGCAGAAGCAAGACGCCGTTGACAAGTGGCAGGCAGGCACGGCTCGTGTCCTGATCGGCAACATCCAAGCGGTGTCCGAGGGACTCACGATGACATCGGGTGCGACGATGATCACGGTTGAACTTCCGTGGACACCGAGTGCCCTTAAACAAGCCGAGGCTCGGCTCCATCGGTACGGGCAAACACGCCCGTGCACCAACAACATCCTCGTCAGTGCCCTTGATGGCGACTCGTCGGTTGACGAGCGTCTGTGGGGCATGCTGGAGGGCAAGGCAGGCGTCGTCGGCGCCATCCTTGACGACGAGGCTGAGACCTTAGTCGGCGGTTCAACAGCCAACGAATTGTTGGACTCGTACCGCTGACTAACAGGGGAGTGTCCCACGGTGGGACACTCCCCACAAATCAAGAT